CACGCCCGGCCAACGGGGACCACCCGAAGACTGAGCAGCCCCCGGCGTCTGTAGCGCCGAGGGCCGCGTGAGCCCACAGGAGAAGCCCGTGAGCATCGCCACCCAGGATAGGCCCGCGACCGGCGCGGTGACCCACTCGTCACGCTCGACCGCCGTCGACAACGACGCGTGGCTGCGCGTGAGCGTCGGCGTCAACGGCAAGCCGGACGCGGTCGTGCTGTCCGTCGACAGCTTCATCTCGACCGTCCAGGTCGGCATCGTCATGTCTCGCGCGCAGCTCGCGGCTCACCGGGACGCGATCAACGCGGTCCTCGTCAGCACGGAGCCCCAGTCGTGAGCGCCGCCAACGGCACCCGCTCCCGCAAGCGCCAGCGCGCGAGCTCGAGCGGCAACGACGTGAAGAAGATCGAGGCGACCCCGGCCGCGTACGACGCCGCCGTGAAGGCCGAGGCCGAGATCGCCGAGCTCGCCGCCGCGATCCGCGAGGACGCGACCGAACTCGACGCCGCCCTCTTCCTCAAGCTCGCCCCGCTCCTGCGCGTGCCGATCCCGGAGGGCTTCCTCATCGAAGCGACCGCCGGCACCGGCAAGCCCTACGCCTCCAAGGGCATCCGAAGCGTGCAGGTCTGCGTCGACCGCATGGACGCCGTTCTCACGCCGCTGTGGTGGCACTACGAGCACGCCTACGAGCAGGACGGGAAGCTCTGCCTGGTCACCGTCAACATCGGGGCGCTCGGCGGTCCGGTGCTCGTCTCCCGCTCGAGCTACGGCGGCATGAACCGCGGCTCCACGGAGGGCAACCTCTTCAAGGGCACGTTCACGAACGCCGCCAAGCGCGCCTTCGCGCTCGTCGGGGTCGGCGCGAGCGTCTACACCGGCGCGACCGACTACGAGCCCGACGTCGACCCTGCCGCAGCGCGAGAGCAAGCGCAGCCGACACGCTCCCAGCAGGAAGCCGCGGAGGGGGAGCCGATCAGCGACGAGAAGGCCCGCGAGCTCGTCGACGCCGCGTGGATCATCGGCCAGCAGGACAACCTCGGCAAGGCGGTCGGGCACGTCCTCGGCACGGAGGTCGGGGACCTCTCGAATAAGACCGCGGCGACCGCGGCGATGCGGTCCCTGACGGCGATGCAGGCCGCGAAGGTCGAGCGGTGGCTGAACCGCAAGGCCGACACGGACGCGAGCGACGACGAGATCCGCCGGCTCGCGGACGAGATCAACGGGGCGAAGCCGTGACCGCCGCCGCGTTCCTCACCCCGGACCGCATCGTCGGGGGGACCGTCATCGAGACCGAGCACCCCGCCGGCCTGCTCCGCTTCGAGCACTTCCGTAAGGGCGAGTGGCTGACGCTCAAGGGAGAGCCCGCGAAGAAGGAGCGCCGCGGCTACTACCTCGACGGGGAGCCCTTGGACTTCTCCGTCTCGGACATCGTCGGCATCTTCGAGAAGCAAGCCCTCTACTGGTGGCACGAGGACCGTGGTGTCCGTGGCGGTGTCCGCGCGGCCCGCCTCGGCGAGCTGGACGGCGTCCCGGAGGAGGAGTGGGCGGAGCGCGTGCGCTTCCTCGACCTCGGCGCGGACGCTGCACGCGATGAAGCGAGCGAGCGTGGCCAAGCGATCCACGCGGTCTTCCAGGGACTCGCGAACGGCCAACCCGTGGACGTGGAGGCGTTCCCGCCCGCGTGGAAGATGTGGCTTCTCGGCGCTCTCCGTGCGTGGCACGCGCTCCGCCCGACGCCGATCGCCTCCGAGTTCCTGATCTGCCACCCCGAGCAGGGCTACGCGGGCCGCCCGGACCTGTACGCGATGGTCGACGGCGCCCGGACCCTCATCGACTACAAGACCGGCAAGGGACGCATCTACGCGGAGGCGCACTGGCAGACGCGAGGCTACGCGGAAGCGTTCCCGTTCTGCGGGCTCGAGCCGCCGGAGCGGATCCTGATCGTCGGCATCGACGACCAGGGCGGCTTCGCGTTCGAGGACTGCGATGTTGAGCCGGAGGAGTGGGATTCGCTCGTGCTGGTCGCGAAGGCCCGCAAGCGCGTCGAGGCTCGCCGAGCGGCGCGGCGGCGAGCGGAGAAGGCGGCGGCATGACGCAGCCCTACGACTTCCCGGACGCGGTCGCGGCGGCGCGCCGCGCTGCCGAGGCGCAGAAGGCCGGCGAGCAGGTCGTCCGCGAAGCCTCCGCTGACCTCGCCGAAGCGGAGCGCCTCTACCGGGTCGCGCTCGCGAAGGAGATCACCCGCCAGCACGCGGACGAGAAGGTCGCGTGGACCGTGGCGCAGGACATGGCTCGCGGGGAGCCGCACGTCGCTGACCTCCGCTATCACCGCGACGTTGCGAAGGGCGTCCTGGAAGCCGCGCAGCAGCGCGCGTGGCGCCACACCGCTGACCGCAAGGACGTTCAGGTGTTCCTCGAATGGAGCCGGCGCGTCCACGGCTTGGACGACGCGGGGCAGCAGCCCCAGTGGACGCCGAGGGCCGCATGAGCCGTCACCTGACCGCAGCGGAGTCCCACGACCAGCACGAGGACTCCAGGAATGCTGTCTCGTTGCAGGCCCGCCACGAGACACGGATCCGGGAGCGTGAGCACGCTCGCTTGGATGAACCCGCTCGTGCAGGAGCCCGCGAGGGAGTTCCAGACACCGATCCCGGCTCGCTACGAGGCCGCGGTGTTCGTCGACCGCATGGACCCGCCCGGCGCGATCGGGGCCGACTTCCCTGGGTGCCGCTCGTGACCGTCGTCGTCACTCGACCCATCGTGCTCTGGCCTCACGCCGAGACGCGCGGACGGAGGCGCTCGCAGTTCAAGACGGCGTGGTCCGACACCGTGACCCTGCTCGAACGCGAAGTCGGGCTGCTCGGCGGGCGGCAGGCCGTGATGCAGATCGCGATCACCGAGGATGACCTACGCCTCGACGGACGCATCCGGGCCCACGCTCGCCCGACGCACCCCGGCGTCATCGTGTCCTTCGAGAGCCGCCACGGGCCGCTGGAGTACGCGACGGACGTGTTCGACGACTGGCAGGACAACGTGCGCGCCATCGCTCTCGGCCTGGAGGCGCTGCGCAGGGTTGACCGCTACGGAATCGCCAAGCGCGGTGAGCAGTACCGGGGCTGGAAGGCGCTGGAGGCTGGCGGGCCGAGCCCCGCACGCGGCGAGGAGATCATCCGCGAGCACGGAGGCATCCGGCAGGCGCTCATGGCGACGCACCCCGACCACGGCGGCGACCCTGACGACTTCGCTGCCGTGCAGGCGGCGCGGGATGCGCGCTCATGAAGCTCCCGAGCACCATCGGCGAGATCGTCGACCTGCGCCCCGCGGACCCGATCCCCACGAGGGGCCTATGCGTCCGCGACCACGCCGTCTACGAGGACGGAAAGCTCCTAGGCGCGGAGATCACCCGCGAGCTCGTGATCGAGCACGGCGGGGACTTCGAGCGCGTCTACTACAAGCCGATCCAGGAGATCGTCGCGGCGTCGAAGCCCGCTGGTCCGGTCGTGGATTACTGCTCCTACCCGCGTCACCGCCCCTCTGACTGGACCGCTGACGACGGGCCACGGTGCGGAATCTGCCACCCGCCTGCGAGGACGACGCCGTGAGCGCCACGACCTCCCCGCACGCGCGCCGGCACCCCATGACCGTCGTCACCCAGGCCCGCCGCTACCACGACGCGGGATGGGGTGAGCGGGCCATCGTGCGGTTCTTCGCCGAGGACGGCATCACCGTGTCCGAGAGGACCGTCAAGCGATGGACAGACCCGGAACTCGTTGAGCGCGACGCTGCCAACGATCGGCGTCGCAAACGAGAAGCCGCCGGCCGCAGGTCGGGACGTCTTGCCGACCACATCGGCGCTCGCGCGACCGCGGAGTTCAAGCTCACTCGGATGCGCGCCCTCAAGGAGCGGGCGGGCATGGGATGCGGCGCGATCGGACGGGTGATGGCGTTCGACTTCGGCGGCCCGCCCCTCACCGCGTCCCAGGTTCGTCACGCGCTCGCTGCGGGCCGCTACCCGGAGATCAAGTCGTGACCGGCGAGATCCCCCTCAAGAGCATCCGCCCGAGCGCGAGAAGGGTCCTCTACGCGCTCCGCGAGGCCGGCCAGAAAGGCACGACGAACACGGCCCTCTGTCAGCCCGATGTGGGCGGATCCAGGTTCGGGGCTCGCCTCCACGAGATGCGCGAGCTTGGCCTCGTCGTATTCACCGCGGAACTACGGCCGGGCCGCTACCGCTATTGGTTGCAGGTCGATCCGTTCGAGCCACAGGTGACGCGCGTGCGCGCGCACGACCAGGCGGAGCCGCAGCTCGATCTCGTGGAAGCAGCCTGATGTCCTGGGCCAAGCTCGACGACGGATTCTGGATGAACCCGAAGGTCATCGTCGTGGGGAACACCGCCGCCGGCATCTTCGCGCGCTTGCTCTCCTACAGCGGCTGCTACCTCACTGACGGGCGAGTCCCCGCCGAGGTCGTCCAGACGATCGTCGGCAAGGACACGAAGGCGCTCGACGCTCTGGAGCGCTCCCTCCTGATCCAACGGCTCCCGTCCGGCGCCTTCGCGATCCCCGACTTCCTCGAGCACAACCGGTCGAAGGCGCAGATCGAAGCTGACCGAGAGCAACGGAGTAAGGCGGGCAAGAGCAGCCACAAGGGTCGCCCAACGACGAACGGAACGGCTCGTGCAACGACTCGTTAGACGAACTGTTGGACGACGCGCCCTACGGCCCGTAGGACTGGCCGTCGAAGAAGTCGCTGAACGGCTGCGCGGCGAGGTGTTCAGCGGCGGGCTGCGCGAAGTGATCGACGGCTCGCCTCACGTACGCGCGATCGCGTCCCGTCCCGTCCCGTCCCGTCCCGTCCCGACCTTGCCCGTCCCGTCCCGACCGCTCATCCAGGAAGAGGAAGAACCCTTCTGGAACCCCAACATTTCTCCGTACAAGCCTCCGTCACGCGCGAGCGATTTCTGCTGGGCTTGCGATGAGGGCCGCTGGCACCATCGCGGCTCGGAGCCATGCGAGTGGTGTTCGGCGCCGTGGTGGAACGGCGCCGTGTGCGCTTCCTACAACGGACCGGGCGTCTACGTGGTCGGAAGCAGCGTCGGGCTCTGCAAGATCGGAATGTCTGGCGTCCACGTCTCCGGCCGAGCGCGAGGGGTCATCAGCGAAGCGCGCAAGCGCGGCTACGACGGCGAGATCCTCTGCGTCCTACCCGGCGCTACTAGCTCACGGATCGAGCGGTGGCTGCACCAGGTGTTCTGGGAGACGCGTGACAAGTCGTGGGCGAACACGGTCGAGGACCTGCCCTTCCACACCGAATGGTTCTGGCCGACCCCCGCTCTGCACGCGCTCGTCGCTGGCGAAGCGTTCGCCGAGCGAATCGCCCCGGAGTTGGCCGCATGAGGCGCTCCCCGCTCAAGGCCGGCGCCAAGAGCCTCGCCAGAGGCACGACGTTCGCAGCGAAACCGACACCGCTCCGCAGCGCGAGCCAGCGCCCCCGGCGTTCCTTCACGGCGGCGAGCCCGGAGCAGCGCGCGAAGACCAGCGTCCAGGTCTGCACGGTGATCGAGTGCGCGAGCCTGGAATGCGACGCCGCGCACTTGACGCCGAGGAGCTTCCGAGGCTGCGACCACGCGGACTGCGTGATCGCGTTGTGTCGCCGTCATCACCGTGACTTCGACGACGGCCGCCTCGACCTCCTGCCGCACCTAGCGGGCCGAGGGTTCGAGGCGGAGCTCGCTCACATGCAGTCCCACTACTCCGACCCGCTTAGCGTCGTCTTTCGCCTGTCCGGTCAGCGGTGGGTTCCCGAACGAGAGGCAGCAGCATGACGACCCGTGTCCGTCTCCGCGGCGAGGTGACGCTCGTCGGCCACACCTCCCGGTGGCGCCGCTTCCCGCTTCGTCAAGTGCAGTGGCTCGAGGACCCCGCGACGGGGCTCACCGTCCCGGCTGACGCCGCGCCTGCGGGCCGCTACCGGAGCCCGATCACGATGCCCGGCTACAACGCCGGCGTCGCTCCTCGCAACAAGGGGAAGCGCTTCCCGGCTTCTCCTCCGTCGCCGGAGGAGATGCTCCGCCTCCTGGACTTGTGCGATCCGAAGACGAAGCGCGGGGTGCGGAATCGGGCGTTGCTCGTGACGTTGTGGCGGAGCGGGCTCAGGATCAGCGAGGCGCTCGCGTTGCTGCCGCACGAGATCGACTTCACGAACCGGACGGTGACCGTGATGTCGGGGAAGGGATCGAAGCGGCGCGTGTCGGGGATCGACCAGGGCGGCCTCTTGGAGATCAGTCGTTGGCTCATGGTGCGGGCGATGCTTCGCGTGCCGGAGGGGTCGCCGTTGTTCTGCACGGTGAACGCTCCGTCGATGGGGAACCGCGTCCATCCGGCGTATGTGCGGGGGCTGCTCAGGACGTTCCGGGTCCGGGCGAAGATCCCGCATCGCATGGCGCCTCACCAGCTTCGCCATGCCCATGCTTGTGAGCTTGCTCGGGAGGGCACGCCGATCCATCTCGTGTCCCGGCAGTTGGGGCACTCGAATCTGGCTACGACGGCGAACTACTTAGCGGGGATCAGTCCGCAGGAGGTCATCGACGCGATCAGCGTCCGCCAGTGGCCGGGGACGGGCGCATGAGTGCGAACCCGAACGGCGTCCGTATGCGCCGCGCCGAGCGCCACGAATGGGTCTGCCTCCTCAAGGAGCAGGGCTGCACATTCAAGGAGATCGCGGACACGATGGGCGTCGCCGTCTCGTCGGTGACGAGCGCCTACTACGACCCCACCGGCGAGGCAGCGCGGGCCCGTAAGGCTCGCTACGGCGGCACCTGCGGCGACTGCGGAGCCCCAACGTCCTACATCGCCGGAGGCGTCCCGAAGCGCTGCCGTCGCTGCAACAGGACGCACCTCGCAAGCATGGAAGGCCGGCGCGGCGCAGCGGCGCGTGCCACGGGAAAGGTGCAATGGACCAACGAGGCGATCTTCGAGGCGATCCGCTCGGTCGCGATCGACGGTCGCGTGTCCTGCACCAACTACGACAGCGCCGCAAGCCGGTCCGGCGGGACGATGCCATCACGGCCGACCATGATCTGGCGGTTCGGTAGCTGGCGGAACGTTGTCGCCGCAGCCGGGCTGCGAGTCGTCGCGGAGAACCGGCCGAAGGTCTACCGCAACCGCATCAGCGAGGACGGCTTGCTGATGGCACTCGAGGACTGCGCTGCGGAGCTTGGTCACTGGCCCGCCGCGAGGGAGTACGAACAGTGGTCGACAGGCGGGGTAGCCCCAACGATTGGGGTTCTCCGGCAGCGGTTCGGATCGTGGATGGTCGCGCTTGAGCGGGCGATGGAAGCGAGCGAGCTGGAGAAGGCGGCATGACGGCTCGCTCGGAAGATCGGCAAGGCAGCGTGGTCGAGTTCACGTCGAGTCCGGTCGCTGCTCTCATGGGCGCGGCGCTCGTCGTGGGCTGCGAGCGTCAGGAGAACGGCGACGTGTGGCTCTACCTGCACGCGCGCTACCTCAACGAGTACGTGGGATTCCCGGCGGGCGAGGACGCAGATGCCGCCGAGCGCGCTTGGAACGCGACGCACCACACCCATCTCTGGGTGCGCATCACGGAGGCCGAAAGTGTCTGACCCGCTCCTTCGACACTCCGAGTTAGCTGGGTACATGACGTGCCCGTGCGGCAACCCGCTACGGCACGAGCTTCAGGACGTGTGCGACGCCTGCGCCGAATACGACCTGGCCTACGAACCGCCCTACATGGGCGACGAACCGCTGGGGACGTGCCCGCTGCACGGCGACAGCCCCAGCCTGCCATTCAAGGAGGAGCGCAGGTGAGCTCCATCGACATCAAATGGACGGACCACAAGGGCGAGCACCGCGGCTTCGTCATCACTGCCGGACAGGCGCACGTCGGGCATCTCGTCGAGTTGATCCTCGCCAACTGCGGTACTGACATCACGATCAAGGAACGCCCGACATCGCGATCGAAGGAGCGCGCGAATGTCTAACCAGTCGCCTTCTTCAATGGCGCTTGCTGAGGGCGATGTGGAATGCCCGGCCTGCTCCGGCTTCGGCGGTGTCTACGGCCCGGGCTACCTCAGCGACGGCCGCCACGTTGACGGCGGCATGTGGTGGGCGTGCTCAGCGTGCCTGGGGCTCGGGGGCCTGACGCCGGGTGTCGCGCTGCGGGCGAAGTGGGCTGCGGCTCGGAAGGCGAAGGAGACCCATATGCGCCCAGCGAGTCTGATCGGCACCGTCGGCTACCCGGCCTTCTCGTTCGAGCGTGAGGGGCGGTCGTGGGTCGTGCGCTACTTCGACAACAGCGACCACGGCATCGGCATGGTCGTGTGCCCGTCACGGGCTGACGCTGAGGCGCTCGCTGCGGACCTGAACGAGAACCCGCCGCAGGGCGACCACTTCCACCCGGCGCCTGTGCAGGGCCCGCAGGCCACGGTGTGGTGCATCGAGAGGCTCGCGTGACACCTGACCCGCTCCTCCACCCTTTGGGGTCTGTTGACGGAGCCACCCTTGCTCTGGCGCTGGCGGATCGCGCCATCGAGACGTTCGGGAGCGTGAAGGCGACAGATGGCCAGCGCGAGGCGCTCGCCAACCACCTGACGCTCACGGCCGTGACGTGGATCAACGACGAGTTCAAGCTCGGGCTGCCGAATGGCTGACTCGCTCCCCAGCAAAGAGAACTGGGCGCCTTGGCTGGGACTGACCGTGCGGCGTTACGTCGGCGGCAGGCTTGTCGAGGTCAGGGTGATCGGCTGATGGGCGAGGTCTTCGCGCTCCGCCGGCCGCAGCTCATCCTGAGCCTCTGCGACCGCACCGGCAACTGGAGCCGCCCCTACGAAGAGGACGGGTACGACGTCGTGCGCGTCGACCTCGAGCACGGCCAGGACGTCCGCCTGCTCCATCTCCCCTCCAAGCCCGTGCATGGCATCCTCGCCGCGCCCCCCTGCACCGTGTTCGCGCAGTCCGGAGCTCGCTGGCCCCGGACCGATGACGAGATGCGCGAGGGCCTGTCGATCGTCGACGCGTGCCTGCGGATCGTGCTGATGACCCAGCCGGCGTGGTGGGCGCTGGAGAACCCCGCGGGGAAGCTCTCGAAGTACCTCGGGCCGCCGACGTACACGTTCCAGCCCAGCCACCACGGCGACCCGTACACGAAGTTCACGTGCCTCTGGGGGACGTTCAACCCGCCGGTGCGTCAGCCCGTCGCTGCGACCGAGGGCTCGAAGATGCACCGGGTGGCTCCTGGGCCTGAGCGCGCGGCGATTCGTTCTGCAACTCCGATGGGATTCGCGAGGGCCTTCTATGACGCCAACGCCTGACTCGCTCCCGGATCGCAGCAGGCGAACCCATTTCCCCGGTCACGCTGGAACCTTCCTACTGGGCGAGGCAGACACCGAGTTTCGCAAGACGGCGACGATCCGCGCTCGCCAGGTCCACGAGTCGTTCGTCGTGGAGGCGATGGAGGGCGACCACAGCGGTAAGCCTGGTGACTGGCTCGCGCAAGGGCCAGCCGGCGAGCTATGGGTGATCGACAAGGACGTGTTCGCCGCCACGTACGCCCCGCTCGAGGAGTCGCCGTGATCTACGTCAAGGTAGAAGGCGAGAAGTCAGAGGGCCGCGGTCGCGCTAGCGGCAACGGCTGGCACGACACCGCCGACGTCGGGCAGGCAATCGCCGCCGAGCTTCGCCGATTCCATCGCACCTATGACGCGCTGGGACATGGTGCGATCGTCACCTACCGGATCACCGTGGCTCCGGAGGCGAGTCCGCGACGAACGAACGGCAACCGGTGGCCGTTACCAGTCGCATCTGACGAGAAGGAGCAGACCCGATGACCTCGAGTCCTGGCCGAAGCGGAAGTCGCGGCGTGCCGTGGACCGAGCCCGCCGGACCGAATCGCGTTCCTCCCCGCGAGTGCATTCGGGCTGCGCGTGACGCCCTAAACCGCGCGTACGGGATGAGCGAGGCGCCGTGGCCGCTGATAGCGGAGGCGGTCGATTGGCAGCGACGCGCGCTGGAGCAGATGATCGGACTGGAGCCGCAATGACCACGGTCGACCTTGCCACGGTGCTGCCGCCGAACGAGCCAGCGAATGTGCCCGAGAACCTGCGGCAACTCGCCAAGGACCGGGGCTACGAGATCGACTGGTCGCGGCACCGAATCTTCGCGACGCGGCGCATGGCGCGGAACGTCGCCGAGTTGCTCCCTGCCGGGCCGGTGACGCTGGACTGCTCGGGCGTGGAAGCCATGACGTCGCCGTTCATCCATGAGCTGCGCTCGCTGCATGACGTGACTGCCGTCGCGATGAACGAGGACGTGCAGGCGTCCTGGGATCTCGTCGAGGAGCGGCTGCGCGATGCCTGACCGTCTTCCGCTTCGAGCCAACAGCGGGAGCCGACCCGCTCCCCCAAGGAAGCTGGCGAGCACCGAAACCGAACAGACCAAGGAGAGGCCATGAGCCTTCGCAACGAGTGGACGTTCCAGTACCGCGCAGGCGACATCGCGAAGGCCGCTGAGGAGCGCCGCGACTACCACGAGGAGCGCCGTTCGTGGTGGGAGCGCGAGCGCCAGGACGTGCTCGCCGAACTCAAGCGCGCCGGCCTGGAGGTCACGGAGTACGAGGTCACTGGCGGCGCACGCCATGACGTGCAGTTCGACCCGAAGTTGACGAAGCGGCTCTCAGAGGCGGGTAGCAAGATCAGCCACCACAAGCGCGCGGCGGAGCAGTTTGCCATGTTCGCGACGGTCCTCGCGGCGCACAGCCGGGAGACACTCGAGCTGCACCCCGACGACGTGGACTACTTCGGGCTGGCGCGGGCGGCGGTGGCTGCGTGATGGCTCAGTCGGAACCTCGTCCAAGCTGGTCCACTGGGGCGAAGGCGCGTTACCTGCTGCTCTCCGCCCTGGCATGGATCGCTCTGCTGATCCCGATCGCGGTGACGATCGCCTACGCCTTCGACACCGGCAAGTGGGCTGGATGGATCGTCGTCTCGCTCTGGTGCCTCACGTTCGCGTGGTGCGCCGCTACCGGCAACCTTGTCCAGCGCCTCCCGTGGAGGCAAGCTGATGTCTAGCCAGAGCAGGTCGATCCTCCGAGCGGTGCAGCGCTACATCGCGCCGGCGAGCTTCGCTCTGCACGAGTCGCGCGCGGAGCGGGACCGCTACCACCAGGCGCTCTACACGATCGCGACGGGCGCGGTTGAGCCCCGGTCGAGCGATGTGCTGCTCGACCAGCACCGACAGATGAAGGCCGGCCAGGAGGTCATTGCTGACTACGAGGACACGATGCGGGCCATGCAGGCGGTCGCGCGTGGAGCCCTTGGGAAGACGCCGAGCGAGCTATGACGCAGCCTGCCAAGAGCGGGCTGACCTACGTCTGCGGCGGGTGCGGAGCCCACCTAGACGGCCTCGGGATCGCGCACTCCTGCGCAGCCGAGATCGTCGGCCTCCGGGCAGACGTGGATCGACTGCGAGAAGCCGTCACTGAGTACGTCTCGCATCAGTCCTGGCGCTGCGACCACCCGGACCGCTATCCGCATGAGCCCGACTGCCCGTGTGGCCTCGTGGCGGCCTTGCGCGGGTTGGGCTTCGATCCCGAGATCGCGGGGCCGTGACGGAATGCCTGACCAGCAGCACCCATCACAAAGGGAGTTGGCTCCCACGCCTGAGCCGCTGGTCGGCCAGCCTTTCGTGATCCCGAAGGGCGTCCCTGTCCACTCGGTGCAGTCAGGGCGCTGGGCGCCGTCCAAGCGTTCGCAGACCGTCACGCCGCACTTCGTTGACCGCTACCGGGACAACCAGACGATGGTGACGTGGGCGGGCACCGGCGGCTACTGGAAGCGCGTCTCCATCGATCGCTTCGGCGATTTCATCAACCGGTGGCCGTCGTGACCGACTTCCAAGTACAGGAAAGCGAGCGGGCTGTGGAACCGCTCTACATCAGGCCGTGGATCGCCAAGGGGCAGGCGCTCACTCTGCGGTTTCTGCTCCATGAGGCGGCGATGGGCTATGCGCCGAGCAACCCTCGGGTGAAGCTCTACCAGCAGATCGAGAAGGAGATCGCCGAGGCATGGCCTGAGGAGGCGCTGAAGTGACCTTGGGCGCGGCCCTCGTTCTCGTGCTCGTCCTCGGGTGGTTCGTCTGGATGCTCCGCCGCGGTCGTAGCCAAGTCGCTGAGGGGATGCGCGAGGTCGTCTACACGCAGGACTGGAGCCCGTTCGTTAGCGGCTATCTAGCCGCCCTCGACGACATCGAGCGCACGGGCCTGAGGCCAACGGCTGAGGACACGCAGCGGCGCAGCGCTGAGCGCGCGTTTCGGCGGCGCTACATCGAGAGGCCGTCATGACGGATTCACGCGGAAGCGAGCGAGCCCTATCCGAGCTCTGGATGTTCCGCGCGGAACGCCGCGATCGCCACGTCGTGCCGCTGCCCGTGCGCTTGCCAGCGGTCCTTGCCCTCGCAGGGTTCGCCGACGCCGGCGCCGCACCGGGGGCACTCGAAGCGGAGATGGTCGTTCCTCGGCCGCGTAGGCGGTGTCTTGCTCGTCACGATCTGCGCGACGCGCTGGTACGCGACCCCGGCGACAGTTGCGATGTCCCGGTACGTTCCGCCCTCGGCGGCGACACGGCGGATCTCGCGTTCGCGGACGAGGCGCGCGTTGTCGTAGAGGGCCTTCGCTTCGCGGGCGAGGAGGTCGGCGGCCTCGAGGTCGGTGATCTGCTGGTCGGTGAGCGTCATGGTCTACGCCTTCGCTCCGACGTAGGTGGCGATGTCGCCGACGAAGTTGTCGATGATCGCCTGCTCTTCCTTCTCCATGCGCGCGTTCCACAAGCGGATGTGCCGCTCGCGAGCGATCTCCACGGCGCGCTGGGTGGCGGCGTCGAAGCGGGCCTGCTGTTTGGGGGTGCGCTTACTCATGACCGCAGTATGTCTACTGCGCTAGACAATGTCAAGGGGTCTAGACAAACTTGTGGGGGCGATCCTGCGCCGTGAACCGCGCCACCGAAGCAGTCGCCCGCGCGTACGCCCAAATCCTACGAGACCGGACGCAACGACCCTGGATCGTCGTCCCAGGCCCACCCCGTGAGCCCGCGCGGCTCGAGCAGCCCCTCGGGCGCGTCCCCAGCGAACAGGACAAGGACACGCTCACTGATCGGCCGGTGCGGCGCGCCGCGTGACCTCGCCCGCCTGACCAGCACCGCATCCACCCCGGCCCCGATCAACGTGCGCCGCTCCGGTAGCGTCAATCCCGGCCAGTCCTCCCGGAGCACCCCCGCTTCCGGCCCAGCTACCGGGGCCGCGCCAGCGAGCGCGTCCTCCGCCTCCTCAAGCTCCCGCTCCGCCGCCCGCAGAGCCTCCTGGTGCGCCGCGACCGCCGCCGGATGCGACGGCACCACCGCAGCGAGACGCTCCACGACCGCAGTCCGCTCCGCGACCAACGCCCGGGCCGTCTCGAGCGTGCCCCCGGTCGCCTCCCGCACGCTGAAGTCCTCCAAGTGTTCGAAGAACTGCCGGACAACCTCCTCATCGAGTCGGTGCACGAGAACCGTCGACTTCGCCGGGCAGTCCAACGTCGGGCACGCGTACACCCTCGGGCCTTCCCGGCCGCCGCTGTTGGCGAGCATCCTCCAACCGCACCCCGCGCAACGAACGAGCCCCGTGAGCAGGTACGAGCCCCTCGGGGTTCGCCGGCTCGGCGCGGGCTGAGCGCGCCGCCACACGCTCGGCGACACGATCGCTTCATGCGCGTCAGCCCGGTGATGCTCACCGAACCGGACCTCCCCGAGATACGTGCGGTTACGGATCATGCCCTGCACCGTCTGCCTCGACCACGTTCGCCCATCCGCGCGTGGCGCCGCGAGATCAAGGAACCGCGCGAGCTCCAGCCACGTCGCCCCACCGATCTTGCGCTCGAACAACTCGCGAACGACCCCGGCCTCCCCGGGCTCCACGACCAACCTGGAGTCGAGGACGCCGACACCGCGAGGCCTGGGTGTCGGGTCGCGGAACCGGTACCCGAACGGCGCCCCGCCGATCGCCTTCCCCGCCCGGACAGCGTCCGCCTGACTCATCCGCCACCGCTCCTGAGCGCGACGCCACTGCATCCGGTTCACACCCAAGTTCAACGTCAGCGCAAGCTCCCCGCTCGGATCACGCGGATCCAACCCGGCCATATCCACCGCGATCACTCGCCCCCCCGCAGCGGCGATGTCCTCATACACCCTCAAGGCTTCAGCTACCGGGGCGCGGCTGAAACGGTCCAACCAGGCGACGATGATCCCGTCGCTCTCCCCAGCCCGGATCCGCGCCACGGCAGCGTCAATGTCCGCGCGGTCCATCGTCTTCCCGCTCACGTCGATCGCTTCGTGGCGCGCGGTGATCGTGGCGTTGTTCGCCTCAGCCCAGCGTGCGATAATGGCGTGCTGCTGGTCGGGACTGCGGAACGAGTCGCCTTCACGGTCGCCGCGTTGAGAGACGCGCACGATCTCGTCCAAGCGCAAGGGCCGGGCCACCAGGCGCGCGAGTCTAACCTGTCCAGCCCACCCGCAGCCTGGTAGGGACCAGCCTCCGTGAGCACTCCACAGAACGCGTCCGGTACGTGCGGGAAAATCGCGGGCGTGCTCGCTCACGACTCGGAGGTCCACCGTTGACCAAGATCGTTGCTGAATGGCGCGCCGCAGGAGTCTCCGAGTTCGTCTACCTCATGCAGATGGGCGACGACGGCCCAGTGAAGGTCGGTAGGGCGCTCGACCCCGACAAGCGTTGCTACGAGCTCCAGTGCGGTAACCCCGAGCAACTGGTCGTTCGCGACGCGATCCCAGGAGGCGCGACCGTGGAGTCGCTGCTGCACCAGAACTTCTGGGAGCACCGTCTCATGGGCGAGTGGTTTGACTGCCCCGCGATCCTGATCCCGTTCTTCGCCGGCCTACATGAGAAGGCCGGCGCGTTCCTCGATGAACGCGGGGTGCCGCCGGTCGGCTTCCACAAGGTGGTTCGAGGGAGCGAACTGCAATGGGAGCCGTTCGGTGCGCTGGACCGGGCGATCATGTTCGACCGCTACAAGGTCGGCCGCGCGATCGGCGGCAACCTCGGCAATCGCAGCAACGTCCAGGGCCTCTCGATCGACGGCTGTCTCGCTCGCGAGTTCGAGCGCGAACTGCTCAAGGTGGCGGAGTGAGCCGCGCAAGCCGCGATCCGCGCCGTAGCCCGCAAGGACGCCCCGGCGAACGCCGCGCCTGCACGCGCAAGATCCGCTTCTCGCGACTCGGCGCCCAACTTCGAGTCTCGAGGTACGGAGGCAGCGCGTACCGCTGCCCGTTCTGCAACGGCTGGCACACGACCAAGGCGGCGAGATGACCGAACCCGACGAGCCCAGCGAGCAGCCCACACCACCCACGCGCGAACGGCCACTGTTTCTCGCCCCACGCGCAACCGCCGGCGACGGACACGGCTACCGCAACCGGCCGCTCCGCGAACCGCCGCTCCACGAACAACTCCACCCCGAGACCATCGCCCGCATCCGCGACGCCGCCAACATCAACGACGAACCCGAATGCGTCGGCCCAGCCATCCTCGACGGGTACGCCGAAGCCGCCGACTTCCACCGCTCGATCCAGCACCTCCACCACGTCGAACAAGCCCGGCAGACCCGCAAGCTCCTCAGCAGCGAACAGCGCCTCATCGACGCTGAACGCCGCGCCCGCCAAGCCAACGTCAACCTCACCCGCGAGTTCCTCGTCGCCCGCAAGATGTTCGACCAAGCCAAACGCGGAGGCCGCCGCGAACCCGCCGTCGCACTACGCAAACTCGAAACGATCGAGGCCAAGCTGGACGGTGTCCCGAGGGCCGCTTGATGCGTTCCGCACGAACATGGAGTACACTCGTCCGCGAGTCCGTCCACGCCCTCACCAGCCACGCGCTCGGCGGCGATGCAGTACGACCCGACTTAAGGCGACGTGCCTCCGCAGCCGCCCGCAACGCCCTGATCCACCGCGCCGTCTGTTCCTGGGCGTGCTGTGAGCGAGACCACGACGCTGAAGCCCTCCACGGGCTCCCACGCTGCAAACACTGCCACTGCGTACTCCCCGGGTGGCTCTAAGTTCAAGGGGCGGCCGAGAACCACCGTGTTCCCCGCCCTCACCCCGTAACCGGAGGCCGAGCGATGTCGAGCAACGACGACGACATCAAGATCTCGCCTGCTCAACGCGCCTACCTCGCCGCGTTCGACAACTGGCTGCACTCCTCCTGGAAGATGGGCGCGATCGCCGAGGGCAAGATGGTCGACGGCGCGACCGAACTCAAGGACGCGGCCTTCGATCACATGCTCGCGGACGCGGGCGTCCATCTCGTCGCCACGGACCCCAGCCTGGTACGCGGCAAGCACCGCCAGCCGCACCTTGAACTCGTCCCCCGTCCCACCGGCGAGCAGACCTGCACCGAATGCGGTGGCCGGTTCGTTCGCGAGACCAACATGGGCCGCCCGCGCGTCAAGTGCTACTCCTGCCGCCCCGCTTGGTACGGCAGGAAGATCCGCCAGGCTGAGGCGATGGCGGCATGACCAAGACCTGCGCGCTCTGCCGACTCGGGATGACACTCGTGTTCGACCACATCGGGGGCAAGTATCCCCTTGACGTAGGTAAGAGGTATTGAGATGATTTTCCCCGCATGGCAAGCAGAGAAGTCTGAGCTAGAGCCACTTGTCCAGCGGGAACGCGACCTTGAATCGGATGTAGTCCCGCAGCCCCCGGAGGGTTGGGACGACTGGCTGGTACCGCGCTTCCGTTCCGTCCGCGAACGCTATCTCGCGGGTGACCTTGAACTCCGGATCGGCTTCAGATGGGCCGTGAGGGGAAGTCCACCAGTGCAAGGCGAAGCCGTCCTCTACCGGCCCTGCGTTTCCGAGTTGGCTGGGACCTCCCAGCATCCCGCCACGAATCTGCCAGGAAGGGGTTGCGAACGCGATCGTGAGAGGTTCGCGGTGCTTGTCGATTCGGCTCAGCTCATGGACGACCCACAAGGGGTCGCTGGCGAACTCGGCCCCTCGCTGATACGGCTGGAGTTTCGTGATGACGGCTTGCGCCGCCGAGTCCATGTGCGCGTATTTCCGGCTGGCGTTGTCGAACGCGTCCTTAGCGGTGAGCTTGGCGGTTCCGTGGCCGAAGATCGGGAACTCCGAGTCGTTGACGGCCTTCTCGGGGAGCGTCGCTCCGTTGTTGGCGTCGGCATAGCCCTTTGCGTTGAGGGCGAAGGCAAGATGATCGAGCGCCGACCGCAGGTTGTGGACGACATCTCCGATCATCGGGCCCCATGCCGGAGGAATCGGTTCGCTGATCCGAGCGACGATTGCGACCCTCCGGGTCTCGGTGTCGTACTCCTTGACAAAGCGGTACGAGTCACCTGCCAGCCACCCTTTGATGGCGCGGTCGAGAGCGTCGACGTGGTCGAGCGCCCGGCTGAGCTTCAGCCAATGACTCATCGGTCTAGGCTGTGTTGATGGCTGGCGAACAGAATCCGGAGCCTAAGCAGAAGACCCCGAAGGGCGCGGAGATACCGATCCCAACGCGGGACGCGGTGCTGCGCGATCTAATGAAGGCCGCGCCGAAGGCACCTAGCGCTCCGGACAAGTCTCCGAAGTAACGCGAGCGGGGATTCCCGCGCTCAATTAGCCTTCAGCGATGCCCAGCACGTTTCAAGCGCTGGCCGTGATCCTTGTTGCGTTGCTACCTGGCGGCCTCTTCATGTGGGCCGTCGAGCGTTTGGTTGGTCGCTACGGCATTGGCTTCTCGGATCGACTTCTCCGGTTTGTGGGTGTTTCGACGATCCTCCACGCCCTGGTGGCGCCCGTCACGTACAAGCTCTGGCACGACTACTTCCGCACCGACGCGGTCCGACAGGGTTCGGTCTTGCCGTGGTGGCTGTGGCCGGTCGGTATCGGCTATGTCGCGGTGCCTATCGTTGCCGGGACGCTGCTCGGCCTCGCGCTGAACAGGTGGTCGTTACCGGCCGTAATTGAGGGCTCAAATCCCGCGCCGACCGCTTGGGATCATCTTCTGTCACGCCAGCCGGACGGTTGGATACGGATGAAGCTGAAGTCCGGCGCCTGGATCGGAGGGGCGTACGCCGAGGATTCCTACGCGGGCGGGTATCCCGAGCCGGCCGACATCTTCGTGTCGAAGGCAGTCGAGATTGACGCGGAAACCGGGGAGTTCGTGCGCGACGCCCAGGGCAAAGCCAAGTTCAAGGAGTACGGGTTTGTCGTCCGCTGGGCGGAGATAGAATATCTGGAGTTCGCACCGAGATAGGAGGACGCCGCGTTCGCGGCCCAATGGCGAAGAAGACGGGTTGGAGGATGCAGCGAGGCTACGCGGCTGGTGGGAAGTCCGCGAGCAAGTTGGGGCCGCCGCCAAGGGGTCCCGCCTCCGGGACACGACGACCAGCAGTTGCAAGCCCTACGCCGCGTCGCCTCGGACGGCGAACTAAGCCCGCGTAGAACCGGGCGCAGCTCCTAGGACCACGGCAGCGCCGTGTCCACAGCGCGGAGCGCGAGCGCTTCGAACATCGCGCGGCCGTCTCCGCTCTTGCGCTGGTTCCAGCGCCAGCAGAACTCGTTGAGGTAGCCCTGTAGCCACTTCGTGGAGACGTTGTGGTAGTTGCCCGAGATGCCGCGCTTCACGTTGGACCAGAAACCTTCGATGGTGTTCGTGTGGACGTTGCCGCTCACGTACACGTCCTCGGAGTGCTTGATCCGGTGGTGCTCCCGGTAGCGGTAGCCCACGTCGATGTAGCCCTTCCATTCGTCCGTGAACAGGATCGAGGACGGCATGACGTACTGGCGCACGACCGGCCCGAGTGTGTGCGCTCGACTATCCGCCACGACCGTCGCCTTGATCCGCCCGCCGCGCTCGACGGCACCGAACACGACGGTCTTGCGCTTCGCGGGCGGCACCTTGGGTTGCGGCGCGTGCAGCGACCGGCCCCTGCGACGAGCGCGCGTCTCAGCCGCGCGCGGCTTGCCGCCGAAGAACGTCTCGTCGGCCTCAACCTCACCGGACAGCGGCGGCTCGTCCTCCTGGTCCATGAGCACGTTGCGGATGCGGTTCGCCATCCGCCACGCGGTCTTGTACGTCACGCCAAGCTCGCGCTCAAGGTGCTTCGCGGACACCGCGCAGCGAGTGCTCGTCATCAGGTACATCGCGTAGAACCACAAGTGCAGCGACGTGGCGGACTTGTTGAAGATCGTCCCGGCCGTCGGGTGAATGTGCAGCCCGCAGTGGTCGCAGGAATACGAGGGCCGCGACTTCACGCGATGGAACTTGCGGGTCTTCGAGCACTTGAAGCAGTAGGCGTGCTCGCCGTCCTCGGAGTACCGCTTGCGCCATAGCCAGTCCAGACACGTCTTGTCGTCAGGGAACTCCCGAAGGAACTCCATGATCGAGTACGTGGACTCCGAAGCGGAGCCTCGCGTTGGGTAGTTGCGGTCTACCTGCGACATAGAAGGATTGTCCCAGAATGTCTTACCTACGTCAAGGGGATACTTGCCACATCGGGCACGCCGTCTACTGGCGCTGCCCGTGCTGCTCCCGATGGGAACCGAACACGTGAGCCCCGATCCCCGTCACCAGCTCGCCAGCACAACCGCAGCAGCATGGGACCGCTACCGCACCCTCTGCATCACCAACGCTCTAGAGGAACGGCGCGCGTCCGCCCTCGAAGCAGCCGTATCAGCAGACGACCGCCTCGCCGAACACGACCGCACCACGCGAGCCCAAGCCAAGACCGAAGAACTCAGGGTCGCATGATCGTCCTCATCGCCGGCCAGATCCACGACCTCCCACCGGAACTCGCAGCGACCCTCAAGCGCTACGTCGCTTGGCCCGCATGGCGAAGGTGGCTGTGGCGCAAAGGCATCGGCACATGACCTCGGTGTGCGCGATCCCTGGTTGCCCGAACCTCATAGGCCCAGGCGAGCCCTGCCCGACGCATCCCCCGAAGGACAGGCGCTCCCCCAGCAGCCGCGAAACCGGCCTCGCCAACTACCGCGCCATCCGCTCCAGGATCAAGCGCGACAAGCCGCCCTGCCACTGGTGCGGTAAGCCGGCCACCACGCCCGATCATCTGATCCCCGTAAGCCAAGGCGGTAGGAGCACGCGCGAGAACCTCGTTCCCGCCTGCGCTCACTGCAACTTCAGCCGCGGCGCCCGAGCACGACCCACCACATAGAAACGCCCCGGCAGCGCTCCCACGCTCCGGGGCCGGACGAACCCACGAAGGAGGTTCGCCATGCGCAAGGCTACCTGCGCCCACAGCGGCTGCCGCAAGCCCTTCCATCCCAGCAGAGCCAACCAACGCTACTGCGCCCGAAGCTGCATGAGAGCCGCGCAGAAAAGGCGCGCACGGGCACGCACTCCCAGCCAAGCATGGGACTTCCGCATCGGCGATGTCGACACCGGCCGCTATTACGCCGTGCTCGCCAACGATCCCTGCGCCTACTGCGGAGCTACCGCTCAGCACACGGACCACATCGTGCCCTACCGCAAGGGCGGCGAGAACAACTGGACCAACTACACCTCGGCCTGCGCTGCCTGCAACGGAGCCAAGGGTGACCGCTCCCTCCTCGGCCACCTCCTCTACGCAGCCATGCGCCCCGAGCGAGACGAACTGGAGCAGCAGATGGCGCGCACCAACGACCTCGGACCAACACCCATCCGTACAGGCAAAGCGAAGGCCAACAGAGTCACCCGCTACCGCAAGGGTGGGGCCTACCCCGAACGCCTACCTGCTCACGCCGCAACGGGGGCCGTTCGCGGTTTGTACGGGTTCTGAGGTTCGCGATGCCTGGTCCTTTGCCTCAGCCGAATGCTCGTAGGCGTAACGCGCCGACGATTTCGACGACGGAGCTTCCGGTTGCTGGCCGTTCGGGTCGTGCGCCTGAGCCGCCGTATGTGTTGGGGGAGGCAGGGGCGGCGTGGTGGGCGTGGGCTTGGAAGCTTCCGCAGGCAACGGCCTGGGATGCTGGCGCGTTGTACGGCCTGGCTCGTAGGGCTCAGCTCGAGGATGACGTCCATGCTCTGGATGAGGCGGAGGCGTTCGATCTCTCGGACTTCATGAGCGTCGACGAGGAGGATCGGGATGTCGCGAAGCGCGTCGACTCGCTCGTCCGACGGCTGAAGGCTCTCGCTGGTGGGCGCGTGAGCGTGATGCGGGAGATGCGCGAGCTCGACAACCGGTTCGGGCTCAACGCGAAGGCGATGGCGGATCTGCGGTGGTCGATCGCTGAGGTTGTGGAGGAGAAGCCGGAGAAGGGCGCGCGGGTTCGGGTGTTGCACGCGGTCGATCCGTCGGCGGCGTAGATGCCGTGGCGTGGCGCCCGGGTCCCCGGGGAGTTCCCGACGCTCGGGTATCTCGTAGCGGACCTGATCGAGGCGAAGTGCGCGATCCCGGACGGTGAACGAGCCGGCGAGCCGTTCCTGCTGACGGACGAGATGTTGCGGTTCCTCCTGCACCACTACCGGATCGACCCGGAGACTGAGCGGTTTCATTGGGATCGCGGCTCGCAGCTCGTCCGGCCGCAGAAGTGGGGGAAGGGCCCGTTCAGCGCGGCGATCATCTGCGCGGAAGCTGACCCGGAGGGCCCCGTCTTGTTCGCTGGGTGGGACGCAGAAGGGGAGCCGGTCGGGAAGCCGTGGCCGTCACCGCACATTCAGGTCACCGCTGTCTCGGAGGATCAGACCGCGAACGTCTTTCGAGCGCTCCTGCCGATGATCGAACTCGGCAGTATCCGCGCGGACATCCCGGACACGGGCAAGACCCGCATCAACCTCCCTTCCGGTGGCCTGATCGAGCCGGTCACAGCTGCGGCGCTCTCCCGGCTCGGGCAGCGGATCACTTTCACGGTGCAGGATCAGACCGAGTCGTGGTATCGCACGAACGCCGGCCGCGCGCTCGCTGACAACCAGCGGCGCGGCCTCGCGGGCATGGGCGGCCGGTTCGTGGAGACCCCGAACGCGTGGGACCCCGTTGAGAACTCGGTGGCGCAGCAGACCGCTGAGGAACCGGGCGTCTACCACGACGACGTTGAGCCCGGCCCGGGCTCGGTAAGGAACAAGGCGGAGCGCCGCCGGATGCTCAAACGCGTCTACCGCGACTCCTGCTCCGGGACCCGCGACGGCGTGATCGGCGCTGTGAAGCCGTGGATTGATCTTGACCGGATCGACTCGGAGATCGTTGCGCTGCTCGAGCATGACCCGGCGCAGGCGGAGCGATTCTTCCTGAACCGCAAGATGGCCGGTGAGAGCGCCGCGTTCGACATTGACCGTTGGCACGATCTCGCGGTCGCGCACGAACCCGCCCCGGGTGGCTTGATCGTTGTGGGTGTCGATGGTGCCCGCAACCGCGATTCCATCGCCGTGATCGCGACGGAGATCCTGACGGGCTACCAGTGGCCGCTCGGGATCATCGAACGCCCTCCCAGCGCCCCTCCGGAGTACGAGCATCCGTTTCATGACGTTGACGCTGCGATGCGCGAGGCGTTCGAGCGGTTCGACGTGTGGCGCGCGTACGTCGACCCGCAGTACATCGAGCATCTCGTGGACGCGTGGCAGGGCCGGTGGGGCGACAAGCGCGTCCTGGTGTGGACAACGAACCGGGACCGGCAGATCGCCGCGGCTGTCCGCAACTACGCGACCGCGATCGGGTCCGGTGATCTCTCCCACCCGGGGGAGGCGACGTTCGACGCTCACATCCGGCACGCGCGCAAGCGCAAGGTCAACGTGTGGGATGAGCGCCACCAGCAGATGCACACGCTCGCGAAGGACCGGCATGACTCCCCGCGGAAGATCGACGCGGCGATGGCCGCTGTCCTCTCGTGGGAGTGCCGCGGGGACGCCATCGCGGCGGGCGCTTCTAGGCGGTCGCGAGCTTTAGCCTACCTATAGCGTCCCCTCCCCGTATGTCCACTCCTCGCTGTAAAGTTGTGAGCGTGACGAATCCACAGTGCGCCGTCGAAGGATGCGAGCGAACTCATCGGGCTCGCGGATACTGCGGCCCGCATTACGCGCGGCTGAAACGTTGGGGCGATCCGGCCGCAGGCAGACCCATCAGGGATTCCTTGCCCACGGCATGTACGGAGCCTGGCTGCGATCTCACACCGCTCGCGCGAGGCCTGTGCCCGAAGCACTACCAACGCGAGTATCAGCGTGGATACGTCCGCAAGAGCGCGCACGTCAAATGCGCTGTCGAGTCGTGTGAACGCGTCGCAAGTTCGCGCGGGTGGTGCCCTCTGCACTACTGGCGGTGGCGTAAATCCGGCGACCCACTGGTGCTCACGCGGGCTGCGGCCGGGTCGGGCTCCATCTCGCCGCTCGGCTACCGACGAATCGGATCGCAGTTCGAGCACCGTGTCGTCATGGCGCGACACCTTGGAAGGGAGCTGCGGCCAGATGAATCAGTCCACCACCGCAACGGCGACCGCGCCGACAACCGCATCGAGAACCTCGAACTGTGGTCGTCGACCCACCCCTCAGGGCAACGGCCGACAGAACTCGTGGCTTGGGCTCGCGCTGTCCTTGAACGTTACGCGGGCGAAGTCGATGCGGGGCTGCTACTAAGTGCCGCGGGACCTGACACCGGACGCGTGGCGGAGCCTGCTTGAGCAGAAGCTGAGCGCGCGCCAACCGAAGGTCGATCTCTACGAGGCGTACTACGCGGGCAATCACCGTCTGAGCTTCGCTACGTCGAAGTTCAAGGAAGCGTTCGGGGTCCTCTTCCAGGAGTTCGCGACGAACTGGTGCGGGCTCGTCGTCGACTCCCCCGCTGAGCGGCTTGCGGTGCAGGGCTTCCGCTTCGACACGGACGAGGCGGACATGGACGCCTGGAAGATCTGGCAGGCCAACCGGCTGGACGCGGAGTCGCTGAAGGCGCACACGGAGGCCGGGAAGTGCATGGTCTCCTACCTGTCCGTCGGGCCTGGTCCGAACGGTGTGCCGCGGATACGCGTGGAGCATCCGTCGCAGGTCATCGTTGAGGTCGACCCGTCCGATCCGCAGACCCGCCTCGCGGCGCTGAAGCGCTACCGGGACTTCGACGGCTCCACGGTCATCGTTCTCTACCTGCCCGATTTCACGTACCTCTGGCGCTCTGATGGAGCGGCCGGCAGGGTTGCGGCGCTCGGCGTGGAGTTGCCAGTCTCGACTGGTGAGCAGCAGCTCGTGGGCCGTACGGCGAACCCGCTCGGGATTGTGCCGATTGTGCCGATGGCGAACACTCCCGGGCTGCTGGACGGAGGCGTGAGCGATCTGCGACCCGCGATCCGACTCAACGACGCGGCGAATAAGTTCTTCACGGACATGATCGTCGCGTCCGAGTACCAGGCGTTCCGTCAGCGCGTGCTGTCCGGCGTGGAGGTCCCCAGGTTCCCGGAGGGGCACCCGCAGGCGGGTCAGCCGATGCCTGTGCCGATCGAGATGGCCGTCTCACGGATGCTCGTCTTCGAGGACCCCAACGCGAAGGCCTATGACCTCTCCCCGGGTGATCTCGGAAACTACGTTCACGGCGTGGAGCTCGCGGTGCAGCACATCGCCGCGCAGACCCGCACGCCGCCTCATTACTTGCTCGCGAAGATGGTCAACCTCTCCGGCGATGCCCTGAAGGCGGCGGAGACCGGGTTGGTCGCTAAGGTGCGTCGCAAGCAACTGGACTTCGCTGACTCGTGGGAGGAGGCGATGCGTCTCGCGTTCAAGTGGCGCTCGTTCGCGACGGGCGCTGACGTGACCGCGGACCGCCGGAAGTCCGAGGTCATGGACGCTGACACGATCTGGCGCGATCCGGAGTCCCGCGCGCCCGGCGTGATCGCTGACTCGCTCGTGAAGAAGCAGCAGATCGGCGTGCCGTGGCAGGCGCTCATGGAGGAGGCCGGTTACGGACCCTCCGAGATCGCTCGTCTGAAGCGGCTGCGAGAGCAGGAGATGCAGGACGCGCAGCTCGCATCCCTGTTCAGCCCGGACACGACGAACAACGGCACCATCCCGTCGGCCGCGCCTGAGCTTCCGGTGGCCGCATGAGCCTTCAGTGCCCGGTGTGCGAGTTCTTCGACTTGGTCCCCAAGCGAGGCCAGGCGATCATCCCCGGCCCGGTGACGTTCGTGTGCCCACTCGACGGGTTCGAGATCGTGTGCATGTTGCAGGGCGATCCGGGCTGGCCCAGGAAGCCGTAGGGTGCCCGCCACCCAGCGGGCCGTGCAACTCACGGACGCCTACCGCGCGCGCTTGCTCACGATCCGCCAGCAGGCCGTGGCCGCGTCAGTCACGCGATGGCAGCAGATCAGCGCACGGGACCTCAACGGCACCTTCGAGCAGTGGTCCACAACGGCGGCTCTTGTGCTCGAGCGAGCGCAGGCTCTCGGAGCGGGCTTCTCGGGCGCGTATCTCGCGGGGTACGTCTCCGCCGAACTAGGTCGCCCAACATCGACCCAGCCGGTCGATACGGCCCGGTACGCCGGGAGCGACTCATCGGGGCAGCCGCTGGTGAAGGCGTTTGCCGGCGCGCTCATCACGACCAAGATCGCGCTAGCGCAGGGCCGCAACGAAGCGGAGGCGCTGAGAATGGGCCGCAACCGCGCTGTCCGCGTCGTCGCAACGGAGTCCCTCGCGGCTCCACGGGCTGCTCTGCACGACCTGATGACGTTGGACGAGCAGATCAAGGGGTGGCGTCGCGTTACGGCGGCGGGGGCGTGCGGCGCTTGTCTCGCGTCCGCTACGGGCGCGGTCGAACGCAAGGGCGACGTGCTCCGCAACCACCGTTTCTGTCGCTGCCAAGCCGAGCCGGTAGTCGACGGTGTCCGCGAGACGATCCACCGGCCCACAGGGCGGGAGACGTTCGACGCGTTGACGCCGACGGAGCAGGATCTGCTCCTCGGGTCTGAGAAGGCCAGCCTGATCCGCTCGGGCGCCGTGCCGTTCGATGCGCTGATCGCGTCCGTTCCGATGCTCCACGAGCACGACGGGATCACCGAGTCGCCGCTCGCGGCACTGACCTAACAACTTCGCCGCGCCTCAGGCGCGGACCAAGACCGCTCCGGCGATGTCGCCGGTTCACTCGCCCGCCGCGCGATGCGACGGGCTCATACCAGGAGGACGGCGCGATGCCCGACACCGACCCCGCTGCAGAGGCCGCGAAGGCTGAGCAGGAAGCCGCCGCTAAGAAGGCTGCGGACGAGAAGAAGGCCGCTGAGCAGGCGGAGAAGGACAAGCTCGGCGAGGCCGGGCACCGCGCACTCGAAGCCGAACGCGCGGCACGCAAGGAAGCCGACACCGCCCGCAAGACGGCCGAGAAGGCAGCGCGCGACGCGCAAGCCAAGCTCGACAAGCTCGAAGAGGACAAGCTCTCCGAGACGGAGAAGCTCAAGAAGCAGGCCGAGGACGGGCAGGCACTCGCCGCGAAGGCGACCGAGAAGCTCCGCCGCGCCCATCTCCTCATGGCCCTCGCCGAAGAGGGCCTCACGGGCGGCAAGGCCAAGGCCGCCGCTCGACTCCTCGACAGCGTCGAATACGACGACGCCGACGAGCCGCAGAACCTCAAGGACGCCATCACGGCCGCGACGGCTGAATACGGCGAGGACCTGTTCAAGGGCGCGACGCCCACCACGGACACGCACACCGTGGACCAGCACCAGGGCGCCCGCCAAGAGGCGGCGCAACCAGCCGACGAGGCCGCCGCATTCGCGGCGATCTTCCCGCAGCTCCGCTCGCGGGACGAGCTTCAGACCTAGACCCCGCTCCCCAGGAGGGGAACTCATGCCCGCGAACACCTGCTTCCCGCTCTACGAGACGAGCGACATCACTTTCCAGGCGACGGCTGCCGTCACCGGGAAGCGTTTCGTCTCCCCTTCGGCCGACATCACGTCCGGCCCCGGTCTCTCCGCGACGTCGGAGGGCTCGAACCTCCGCATGGCGCACACCACGGCCGCCGCGAAGGCGTTCGGCGTGTCCGCCTACGACGTGGCGTCCGGCGCCAAGGGCCGCGTTATCGGCACCCCCGGCCGGATCGTCCCCGTCACCGCCGCCGGCACCATCGCCGTCGGCGCCCAGGTCGAGGTCGGCACCGCCGGTCAGGCCGTCGTGCTCGCGTCCGGCGTCCCCGCGGGGATCGCCGTCACCGCTGGCACGAACGGCAACGACGTCTACGTGAAGCTCAACTAGGCCATCGCGGGCCTGAAAGGAACCTGAGATGGCTGACGACGCACTCACCTATCCCCTCGCTCCCCCGACGCTGTCGGGCACCACGTACACCGTGGACTGGCTGCTCGACGACGTCACGCGCGTCACGCGAGCGATCAGCAACCTCGCGCTGCAGAAGTTCATGGTCGACCGGATTTTCAGCCCGGCCGGTGACATCACCGGCGGCGCTGTGATCTACGACCAGGCGACCACCAACGACCTGTACGCCACCCGTGACGTGCAGCGCGTCGAGCCGCTCGGTGAGTTCCCGGAGATCACCTTCGATCGCCCGGCCCCGCTCACGGCGCAGGTCGAGAAGTTCGGCGGCAAGTTCGTCGTCTCCGACGAGGCACGTCGCCGCAACCGCATCGGTCGCGTGCAGCGCGACATCACCCGGCTGTCGAACACGATCGTGCGCAAGGTCCAGCAGCGCGCGCTCACGGAGCTGGCGGCGGCGATCACCGCGAACTCCCGCACGGCCACCGGCTCCTCGTGGGGGGACGCGACCGCGCTCACCATGACGACCGCGGCACCGAACGCGCTGCCGATCAGCGATCTCACGCTCGTGCAGCAGTCCGTCGAGCAGACCGAGCTCGGCTACGAGTACGACACGATGATCGTCAACCCGGTCGACTGGCGGAACTTCCGCATGGCGGTCGGCGCGACGGCGGCGCAGGCGCGGGCGGTCCTCGCTGACACCGGGATCAACAACGTGTGGGTCACCAACCGCAAGGCCGGCGGCTCCGCGTACTTCCTGGCCGCCGGACAGGTCGGCGAGCTCGGCTACGAGATGCCCCTCACGACGGAGACGTGGCGCGACAAGGACGGCCGCCAGGGCGACTGGTTCCAGTCGTTCGTGCTGCCGATCATGTACGTCACCGACCCGTTCGCGATCCTCGAGGTCACCGGCCTGCAGGCCTGATCGGTATGCCTCAGCGAACGATCCGACACGTCTTCTACTCCTACAAGGCGCCCGGCGGTTCCCGTCGGGTCGCCTACCAGGGGGAGAAGGTCGACCTCTCCGAGGAGGAGATCACGCGCGGCGACGAGCTGGGCGCGTTCACGTCCAGCGAGCCGGTCACGGCCGCGTCGAGCGAGCCCGTTCCTTCGGAGCGCGAGCCGCACGAGACCCCGTCACTCGCCGGGATCACCGGCGACTACGAGGCGCACAGCCCCGCCGATCTGAAGGCGGAGGCGGAGCGTCGCGGTCTCGACGTGAAGGGCACGGGCGCCAACGGGCGCGTCCTCAAGGACGATCTCGTGGACAGCCTGCTCGCGCACGACGCGGGCGACGACACGCAGTAACCGCCGCTCCCCGAGGAGCTTGAGCCACGTCCGAGGCGTATCCGCGTCCCTGGCTGGCTTGAGCTCCCGGAGTGGCATCACCGCCGCTAACGCGCGCGGTCCCCTCTTTCTTTTCTCTTTCCTCGTTCTCCCTGCACGGAGGAGCGCCTGATGGCTGACGACACGAAGCTCAAGGACGCCGACGGCAACCCGTTCCGTGTCCTCACCGATGAGGTCACGAGCCGCAACGGCTCCCCTCCCGCGCAGGATGGCGTCCAAGCGCAGATCATCAAGCTCGCGACGGGCGGGGACGGGGTCGCCAACGACTTCGACCTCGCGACGCTCGCGACGCAGGCGACGCTGGCTTCGATCCTTGCGAAGATCATCGCCGCGCCGGCGACGGAGGCCACGCTCGCCTCGGTTCTGGCGTCGGTCGACGGACTGGAGACGAACACCGCGGGTCTCGCCTCGCAGACCACGCTGGCGGCTGTCCTCGCGAAGCTCACCGCGGACCCCGCGACGCAGACGACTCTCGCGGCCGTGCTCGCGAAGATCACGAGCGACCCGTCGACGGGCACTGGTCAGGGGACGGCCAACACCGCTCTCGCGGCGATCCAGGCGCTCCTCACGGGCGCCACCCCGTTCGCTTCCGCTGCCGCGACCTCCTCTGGGCAACTCGTCGCGGGCACTGGGCGCCTGATGAGCTTCAGCGCCCGGGAGACGACCACGTCCGCCGGCGCGGTCCTGCGACTGCGTGACGGGTCCGGCGGCACGATCCTCGCGACGGTTTCCCTCGCGGCGAACGAGTCGATCCGCGACAGCTTCACGAACGGCATCGCGTACGGCACGAGCTTGTACTTGGAGCGCGTCTCGGGCACGACGGAAGTGTCGGTGGCGACCCGATGAGTAGCTCCGGTCGTTCATCGGGGGGCGGGAGCCTCGCGACCCTCACTGACGTTGACGCGGCGACTGCTGCTCTCGACCACCGCCGCCTGGTCTACGACGCGATCGCGGGGAAGTTCAAGGGCGTTGCCCCGTCCGGGTTCAACGTCAAGGACTACGGCGCGATCGGCGACGGCACCGCGCACGCTCTCTCGACCCGGTTCGCGTCGCTCGCGGCCGCGCAGGTCGTCTACCCGTTCGCCCTCAGCACAGCGCAGCAGATCGACTGGTGCGCGATCACTGCCGCGATCCTCGCCGCGAACGCCGCGATCATCGACCCTTCCCGCACCAGCGCGATCTACATGCCTCAGGCGGCCTACCGAACCGACGCGGAGGTCGTCGCCACGGGCGCCAAGACGAACATCTACGGGGACGGCAAAGAGGCATCGGTCATCCAGCCGCTCACGGACTTCGGGAAGGGCTATTACGCGCTGCGCCCGGACATCCTGAAGGCGGAGCACTTCGAGATCCGCGGGATCGGCGTCAGCGGCCCCACGCACACCAGCAGCCCCGGTGGTCCGGCCCCGTGCAAGATGCACGGCTTGCTGCTTGCGGGCGGCAACTGCTCTACGTGGGATGTCCGCGCCAGCTACTTCTACCGCGGGATCGAGTTCGCGGCCGACCACTCCTCGGTGTACGACACGATCTGCTCGAGCAACTACCTCGGTCTCTTCTGGGGCTTGGATCGCAACGCGGAGGCGGACCAGTACATCGGCGGCGGGTCGAACTTCGCGAGCAACATCTTCAGCAGTTGGGCCTGCAAGGGCTCCAACATGATCGGCGGAGTTTCAGCGGACAGCGCGCATCTCGGTGATGGCCCTTACGGGATCTACGGGGAGAGCAGCACCCCGGTCGCCGGCCCGACCACCGTCGCCAATGTCGGCGGCTCCACGGGCGCTCCGTTCACCGCGGGTGGCACGTTCTTCTACTTCTACGCGCCCCTGTACGGCGTCGTCGATGAGGCGATGGTCAGCGCTGCGTCCGCAGCGACCGTCGTCGCTGCGGGTGGTAGCGCCACGATCACGATGCCCGCGGACGCGGACGCCACCGCGTGGATCGTCTACCGCGCGACGAGCGCGACGCCAGGCACGACGACGGTCCTCGCCCGGTTCGTCTCCCTCACCAACGTCTTCACGGACACGGGCCCGTCGACCGCGACGACGCTCGTGCCCTTGTGGCCGAACCAGATCCTGCTGAGCGGCGCCGTGCTCCGCGACTGCCCCTGCGAGGCGTACGGCAACGGGTACATCTACAGCGTCAGCGACGACAGCGTCACCAGGAACCTCTGGCTCGGCGCGTCGACCGCCAACGCGTTCACGACTGATCGCATGGTCGTGGGGCAGCCGCAGCGCGCCTCCGTGAAGTGCGGCGTCTTCGACTCGAACATCATGATCGGCGACGTCGGCAGCCTGCTCACGCCCGGTCCGGACTCGGACGGCTGCGCGATCCTCGCCGCCGGGGGCACCAACGGCAACGTCCTCGAGCCGGTGGACCTCACCTGGATCAGCAACACCAAGCCGATCTGGACCGCGACAAGCGGCACGCCGACGCTCGTCGTGAAGGGCCCGAAGGGCAAGCAAGGGCACCTCGTGAAGCTCGACACGGGCGCCGTGACCGCGAACGATCTGATCGGCACGAGCCTCTCCTCCGAGCGCCTCAAGCGCTACCCCGCGGGCGGGACCGGCCCGGTTCACGGCGTCGCCGCGCAGGACTTCGCGACGGTCGCCGGCTACTTCCTGATGTGGGAGCCCGGGCAGCGCATGGACCTCGCGTCCACTGACGCGTCGATCACGAGCGCCGACACATGGCTCAAGCCGGACCCCTCCAACGCGGGGAAGGTCGTCAAGGCCGCCGGACCGTGGGACGGGCCCGCGGTGGCGTGGAGCTACGCCGGGCTCGCGAGCGGCGTGAAGGTCGACTCGCGCCTCGTCACCAACAACGGCGGCGGGGACCCGAACGCGATCCTCCAGACGCTCATCGACGCGAAGGGCGACCTCCTCATCGGGTCGGCCGACAACACGATCATCCGCAAGGCGATCGGCACGAACGGCCAAGTCCTCACCGCGGACTCGACGCAGCCTGGCGGCGCGAAGTGGGCCACTCTCGCGGGCGCGACCGGCGGCTGGGCGGGCCTGCTCGGTGACGGCTCGGACGGCGCCCTCGTCCTCGACGGCACGAGCGCCGTCACTGGTTTCTCGCGCTCCGGTACGACCTACACGCTGAACCGCGAGTGCCACTCCACCACGTTCACCGTCAACACGGGCGTGACGGTCAAGACGCAGGGCTACGCGATCTTCTGTCAGGGCGCGTTCGTCAACGCGGGCACGATCCACGACGACGGCACATCCTCTGTTGCCACGGCGGGAGCCGGAGGCGGCGGCAGCGGAACATGGAGCAGCGGCGGCAACGGCGGCAACGGCGCTACCGGCACGCCCTCCACTCCCGCCGCGGTGTCAGCCCTCGCCGTGTCTGGCCTCGGCGGTGCGGGCGGAGCGGGGTCCACGGGTTCTGCTGGTCCTGCGGGCGTGGCGACTTCGACCGTGGCGAAGGAGCGGTTGAAGATCCCGTCGGTCGTCCTGACCTCAGCGACGCCCGTCACGGGCGCTGTTCGCACGCTCTCAGGCGGGACCGGCGGCGGCGGCGGCGGCGGGGACGGCACGAACAGCGGCGGTGGTGGTGGCGCAGGAGGCGGGAGCGTCATCATCTTCGCGCTGTCGATCGACAACACGGGCGGCACGATCCGCTCCGCGGGCGGCAACGGCTTCACCCCCACCACGGGCAACTGCGGCGGGGGCGGTGGTGGCGGCGGCGGCCCGGTCGTGCTGTTCACGACCACCCCGATCGTCAACGCGGGCACCCTGTCCTCTCCGGGCGGCACGCACGGCAACGGGGTCGGCACGGGCGCCAACGGCACGGACGGCGCCGCGGGAACCGTCTTCCAAACCGTCCTCGCCTGATGCTCACCCGACTCGGCCAGTACAAGGGCCTGGAGGTCGAGCGCGTCGATCCGCGACCGGTCACCCCCGACCGGATCGCGATGGAGGTCGAGATCCTCCGCGAACGCCACGCCACCACCTCACCGGCTGCTCGCCCCGCCGAGCATGGCGATCTCGTCACCCTCGACTTCTCGGGGCCCCTGGAGGCGAGCGATGTCACCGTCATGCTCGGCGGCGGCGGGACCGCCGAAGGCTTCGAGGACGGCCTCCTCGGCGTTCGTGCTGGGGAGACCCGCGACGTCACGATCACGCAGAACGGCTCGCCCGTCACCCTGAGCGTCCACGTCCAGGGCGTCACCATGAAGCACCGGCCGAACGTCGACGAACTCGCTGACCAGGGCGGCCATGAGACCCCCGAGGAACTCTTCGCGGAATGCGAGCGGTGGGCGCAGGAAGCCGAGATCGAACGGGCCAAGCACGCCTTCGCCGATGCCGCCCTGGACGCGGTAGTCGCCGGGTCAGACCTGCGCGTCACCCGTCGCGAGATCGAACGCGCGACCGGGCAGCCCGTGGACGAGATCCCCGAGCAGGCCCGCGCGCGGATCGAGAGGGTTCTCAGCCGCGAGATGGTCCTCGCCCGGATCATCTTCGCGGAGAAGCTCACTCCCACCGACCGGGAACTTCCGCACTCGGACCTCCTGCACAAGTGGGCGCGCTCAAGCGGCCGCTCCGCCTACGCGATCGTCGCTGACCACCGCCGCGAAGGCCAGCTCGACAGCCTCCGGGAGCAGGTTGCGCGGGACCGCGCGATCCGGCTCATCACCGGCAGCGCGATCCCCGTCGCCCCCGCCGCTACCGCCAAGACTTAGACCTCCGAGGGTCGTGGGATCATCCGTCGATGAGCACCGAGCGACAGGACCTGACGCTGATCTACGACGCGCTTCGAGAGGCGGTCGGCGAAGCGGGCTGGTGCAACATCGAGGCCTACGACCCAATGCCGATCATGCCGGACGAGCTCCGACGCGTCGCCGAAGCAGTACATCGCGCCCTCGGCAGCCGCGCTTCCTTAGGCGGGGGAAACAGCGGGCCGCGTGGAGGCCCGCGCGTCATCCCGGGCGTCGGCTCGACCGGGCAGGTGCGCGTCTTCGACTCGACTGCGCCCGGTGGCGAGCGGTGGGTCGACCAGGCCGACTTCCCCGCCGCGGAACGCGCATGACCGCCTGGGAACTACGGGCGCGGTACGCAGTCCAACCAGTGCGGATTTGCCCGAGTAGCCGAGTAGGATCGCTAGGCGATGAGTGACCCGAGATGGATCGTGGATGCGTTCACGGGAGCGGTCTTCGGCCCGGGCGTCGCGGAAGCCGTGCAACGCGCGCTCGCCGAGCGGAATCCTCGAATGGGAAACGTCGGCGGAGGCGGAGGTGGCGGCGCTGGCGGACCGATCATCATCAAGGAAGGATCGCTCCCTGAGTGGTGGCCGAAGGCGCCTCCGGGCGGCGGCGTCAAGATCCCGGGCGAGTACATGGCCGAGTTCTTCGCGCCACCGAACTAGCGCGGCACGCAGTCCAGCCAGTGCATGAGCGGCGGCCGGTGCTCCGTCAGCGCCAATGCCACTTCCTCCGGCGGCCACTCCCGTAGCGGCGCCGGGGTCGCTCGGGGCTGCTGATCGACGCGGCGGACCTCATGCGAGGCAGCGAACAGGGCGGTCAGATATTCGCTGGTGCCGGGCCGGAAGTCCTCATGGACCTCCACCAGCACCCGGGCCTCCCCGAGATGCTCGACAACGCTGGGCGTGAACAGATCGCGTTCCCCGCCTTCGATGTCGACGAGCAACAGCCCGTCACGCACCAAGCCCGCGTCGTCGGGCGCGAACCGCTTGCCGATCTCCACCTCGACCGCGTTCATGCCCGCGACCGTGTCGCAGAGTTCGCGTGCGGACCGAGCAATGTCGAACCCGATCACTCGCGCGCCCCGCAGGGCCATCCCCGCCGCGTAGTACCCGTCCGCGCACCCCACGTCCACGAACCGCGCGCGCGGCTCCTCAAAGACGTAGCCGACCTCCTGCTCGTAGACGCCGAGGAACTTCGCGACCGGGGCGTCCACCTCCGCGAGCCGCTCGGCTGGGTAGCGCAGCCCCTGGAACGGGCCGGCCTGGACGACGGGCTCCATGCGATCGCCGAGCGCGGTGATGCCCTGCCGCTCGCGGAGCCCGATCTCGTACTGGCGGGCGCGCTCGGCCATGAGCTGCGGCGCGTGGCGTTGCGCGGTTTTTCTGAGTGCTTGTCGCATGGCGCGTGAGTGTCGCGTGCTCGCGAGTCGGTGACAAGCCCCCTATCCCGGGAGGCCCCGTGAGCCTGCTTCTCCTCTTCAACCAGGGCGACCCCGATGTCGTCTCCGCCCTGCTGCCAACCCCGGACGACGTGGCGCTACTCATGCGCGCGCGACTCACCGACCAGGGCGGCGACCCGAACGCGAACGCAACCTTCACCGACTCCACGGTCCCGACACGCGCGCAAGTCCAGGGCTTGATCGACCTCGTGAACATCGCGACCCTGGTCAGGCTCCCCACGACTGTTCCCGAGGCGCAGTACCCGGCGGTGAAGTACGCGGTCGCGTTGAAGGTCGCCGCGACCGCTGAGCGCTCCTATTTCCCGGAGCAGATCGCGCAGGGATCAAGCCCCGTCGACGGGTACGAGGCGGACTTCGCGAGCATCATGGAGGGCGCGGTCGCTGCGTCCCAGGAGGATCAGCCGGGCGGGGTGCGCGCGTACTCGGTGCCCGTCGGAACAGTCGTCGCGAACTCCTGGCCGGGCCTTCCCGTCGAGACCGAACTGCTGCCGTAGATGTACCTCGAGCTCTCCGCTCATGGTGATGAGGTGGCGGAGCGGCGGCTCGCGCACATGGGCCGCGTGGACGCCCACGCGCTGATGTCCGACCTAGCGGATGAGCTGCTGGCCGGGCAGCGCAGACACTGGGCCGCTCCGGGGTGGGTGCCGCTAGCTGCGTCGACAAGGGCGCGGAAACTGCGCGAGGGTCTCCCACCGCAGGCGAACCGCGCGAGCGGCCGTCTCGAAGCGGCGATGACGGTGCGCGGCGCCCCCGGCCAGCGGCTCACGATCACCGCGCACGAGGTCATCCTCGGCCTCGATTCGCACGGCGCGGCGTATTACGGCAAGTTCGCGCAGAAGGGCATCGGGGAGCCAAAGCGGGTCATTCTGCCTAAGCCGACCGAGATGACTCGCGTCGCGCTGCGGATGGTCGTTCGGCGCCGCTTGAACCCGTAGGAGGCGCCATGTCGACAGCCGTATTCGGCCGGATCGCGCACGCCGGCCTGGTCGAGGACGCTGTCCGCGACACGCTGCAGAAGTGGCTCAGCACGTTCCTGAGCGAAGCGGAGGATCAGTGGGGCCTCCCGAAGGGCACGATCAGCCGCCGGTGGGCGTGGGTCCGCACGATCGACCCGCAGTCCCTCGGGCCAGCGATGGTCACCACGATCGCCGTGCAGAACGTCGGCGCGGTCGGCGGAGTCCACGAGAACGGGGACGGCTCTCTCGATATCAGCGAGGGCATCAACGTCGCGGTGTTCACGAAGGGCCGCAACCGCGACGAGTCCCTCGACCACGCCCGGATGCTCCTCATCGCCGTGATGGCGTGCCTGCGCGCCCAACGGTCCCTCGGGGGATTCGCTGACACCACGCGGATCCTCGACTACGGCTACGACCTCGTACGAGGCACCCAGGAACGCACGCTCGCCGGCGCCGAGCTCGTGCTGCGAGTCGATGTCTCGGACGTCGCTGGCAACAGTCAGGGCCCTGATCTTCCCGATCCGCTTCCGGAGCCCCCGGACGCGGGCTCCTACCCCGATTACCCGCAGTACACGGCCGACACGGTCCACGTGACCGTCGATGTGGAGGACTGAGATGGACGACGAGATTCGCATGACGGTCCACCTCGACGGGCGCGCCATCCAGAACATCACCGCCCGCATTGCCCACCGCGAGCGCGCCCTGTCGCCTCGCCCGCCTGAGCCACGCGCGACGTTCGTTGCGCGCCTCATCCGCGCCTGCAAGTCCAAGACCGTCTCGGTCTTCTCACCGACCAAGGAGCCGTGATGGCCGACGACTACATCAACCGCAGCGACCACGCCGTCTCGCTCGCCTCCGGTGCCGTCCTGGCCCCCGGGGATCGCGGCGAGAGCGACATGAAGGACCCCCACGACAAGGCGCTCCGCACTGACGGCGCGCTCATCAAGGCCGAGAAGGCCGAGAAGGAGAAGCGATGAAGCGCACCACGGTCATCCTTCGCGACTCGCCGCCTCAGCGCAACGCGCCGACTGACACGGGCGTCGCGTTCCTCGCCGGCCTCGCGCAGAAGGGAGGCACCGACTCGCAGGGCAACCCGGCCGTGATCGCGTTGCATTCCCTCGACGACTTCACGAGCAAGCTCGGCGCGCGCGTGTCCTGGTCCGTCGACTACGACTGGGTGGAGACGTTCTTCCGCGAAGGCGGGCAGACCGTCTACTACAGCCGCTCCTACGGGCCCGCGGGGGCGAAGGCGAGCGCGAACATCGCCGGGACGGGCACGACCCTCGTCATCACCGCCAAGAGCAGCGGCGATTGGGCGAACGGCGCGACCGGCGGTCTCACGTACGCGATCGTCGCGGGCCCCTCCGGTGGCTCCTACCGGCAAGTCGTCGTGTACCTCAACGCCGTGGAGGTCGAGCGCACCCCGGAGTTCCTGACGACCGCTGATGCGGTCACGTGGTCGCCGAGTTCGACGTACGTCACGCTCGCGCTCGGCGGTGGGTCCGGGCAGCCGACGGTGGTCGGGGCGACGAACCTCACGGGCGGAGTGGACGACCACGTGAACGTCACGCAGACCCAGGTGGACACGGCTCTCGCGCTCATCAGCCCGGACCTCGGGCCCGGTCAGGTCTGTTCCCCGAACTGGCAGACCGCCGCGGCGCACACGAGCCTTCTCGCTCACGCCGCAGCCAACAACCGGTACGCCTTGTGCGACACGACGGACACGACGAGCAAGAGCACGCTCCTCAGCCTCGCCGCGTCGGATCAGGGCAGCGTGAACGGCCTGTACGGGTCGCTGCTCGCGCCGTGGCTGAAGATCACCGGCACCAGCGCCGGCACCGTCCGGAGCGTTCCCCCGTCGGCGTTCGTCGCTGCGAAGTGCGCGGAGACCGACGCGTCGGACGGGGCGAACCAGGCCCCCGCTGGGGAGCACGGCAAGGCCCGCTCCAGCCTCGTCCTCGACGTGAAGGCCACCTACGTCAACCAGGACCAGCTCGACCTCCAAGACGCGGGCGTGGACCTCATCATCAGCCGTTACGGCGGCGTGATGTTCGACGGCAACCGCTCTCTCGTGGAGCCGCTCGGCAACGACTCGGAGTGGTTGCAGATGAGCGTGTGCCGGCAGCGGATGAGCATCGTCGCGCAGCTCACCGTGATCGGGCAGAGCTTCGAGCACGTCCCGATCACGCATCGCCGCCTGATCCGCCTCCACGACGCCGCGACTGCGGTGTTCATGGCGGAGGAGCTCGCGGATCACCTGTTCCTCGACGACAACGACACGCCGGGGAGCGGGTTCGTCGTGGATACCGACTCGGTGAACACGCCGGACACCGCGACGGCCCGGCAGATGTGGGTCGCGACGGGGTTCCGTCCCGCTCCCGGGGCGGAGTTCATCACGTTCCTGCTGTCGCTCGCCCAGCCCAACCAGTCGCTCGCGTAAGGAGCCCCTGAGATGAGCAAGACACTCAACAGCGGCTTCATCGTGACCGCTCGCCTCAACGGCGAGGATCTCGAGGAGTGGCAGACGTGCGCTGGCGGGCAGATCCACGCCGCCGTTACCTCCGACCGGTCCCCCGGGCAGAAGTACGCGAGTCAGATCGGTGGGCTCCCGGAGATCCAGCCGGTCACGATCGGCCGGATCTTCGATTGGCAGCGCGACACGGACTCGTTCGTGAGTCGCCTCAACGCGCTGGTCGGCGTGGAGGGCGCGATGACGGTCGCGAAGTGGACGAAGGACGCCAACGGCAACCCGTTCCGCAAGATCGCTCAGTGGACGGGAACGCTCACGGAGGTCAACCCGCCCGACACCGACGAGAACTCCAGCGACCGCGCGGTCTTCGAGCTCGTCATGGCCCCGACGGGCGCATGAGCATCCACGTCGAACCGATCCCCGCGGAGGAACTCGAGGAGCACGACGAGCCCCGCCCGCGCGGCCGGTCCCTGCTCGACCAGATCCGCGCGGACTACAAGCAGGACCGATCCCGCCGCACCCTCACCCTCGCGATCCCCGGCAGCCATCACCTCGGCGTGCGCTACAAGGCCCTGGACCCCGACGACGTGCCGGACCCCGGCGACGACGAGAAGATCGGGGATCTCCTGATCGACTTCCTCATCGCGGCGTGCGACTGCCTCGTGATGCGCGCGGAGAAGACGGACCCGTGGGAGACCGTCGAGAGCCAGGGGATGCCCGTGAAGTTCGACGGGGAGGCCGCGAGCCTGTTCGACTGGCCCGGCAAGTCCGCGCGCGAGTTCGTTCACGCTGCGTTCAGCCGCGTGCCGATGCCGGAGGCAGCGATCCGAGGGCATTACGCGAAGCTCGACGAGTGGCTCGGCACGGGGAATGAGCGCCTGGGGGAATAGCTGACCACCCCGCGGTAGTGGAGGCGGGGTGGGCGTGCGCGATGGGCGTTGACGGGTGGCGGTTATTGACGACCCGTGACGTGGTGGAGCGCGCGGCGCTGAGCGGGATGGCCGATCACGCGCTGAAGGCGCGGCGGGCATTGAACGACGACTTGCTCGCGAGAGCGTTCGGAGGCGCGGATGGATGACGTCGATATCCGCGTGCGCCTTCGAGAGTTGGCGCGGTTCAACCACGACGCTGACAGTGCGGCGCGCCATGTGAAGAACATCGGGCAGGCCGCTCGCGAGTCAGCGGTGTGGATGAAGGCGCTCAACGCGCAGTCGAAGAACACGCGCATCAGTCTCGGCCCGTTCAGCACGAGCATGAAGGGCGGGGCTCTAGCCGTCGGCGCGCTCGCACTCGGCGTCAAGAATCTCGTTCCGCAGGTTCTCGGCGCCACGGAGGCTCTCGGTGTGATGGCCGGCGGCGCTGGCGCGGCCGGCGGTGTCGGGGTGCTCGCTCTCGCGCAGGGTGCGACGGTCGCGAAGCTCGCGGTCGGTGGGCTCAGCAAGGCCCTCGGCGGGAACGCCGCGGCATTGAAGAAGCTCAGCCCCCAGGCGCGGGACTTGTTCTTCACGCTCAACAACGCGCACCAGCAGCTCCAGCAGACCGCGACGGGCGCGATGCTCCCCGGGCTCTCCCGTGGCACGCACAGCGCCCTCAGGAACCTCCCGGTGTTCAACCGACTTGTCGGGCAGACCGGCGGCGCTCTGGGTGGTCTCGCGTCCAAGGCGGGCGGGATGCTCGGCTCTGGAGCGTGGGGCCGGGACATCGGCACGGTGGGCCGCGCGAACGTCCAGATCCTCTCGAACCTCGGCAGCGCCGGATTGCACCTCGCGGACGGGCTCCGGCATGTCGCGGTAGAAGCCGCTCCGCTCGCGGTGTGGCTCTCCCAGATGGCCGACAAGGGCGCGCTGGCTGCCTCGACGTGGCTGGAGAACGCGCGGCAGACCGGGAAGATGGCCGCGTTCTTCGCGAAGGCCAAGACGGACCTGAGCATCTTCGCGTCCTCCACGGGGCACCTGGGGCACGGCCTCCTGAACCTGTTCGGGGCGCAGGACGTTGACGGGACGAAGACGCTCCGGAACCTCGACCGGATCATGGCCCGCTTCGACAAGTGGAGCGCGGACCCGCGCACGAAGGCCGGACTCGGTAACGCGCTGGTCGCTGAGATGCCGAAGGTCGCGGGGAAGCTCGTCGGTGTCCTCGCGACAACGATGGCGCATTCCGGGGCGATGGCCGCGAAGCTGTTCTGGCAGGCGTTTCTCGCTGAGGACACGCTCGCGAAGGTCATCACGGGCGGGTTCCTTGCGAAGAAGCTCGGGCTGTTCGGTCTCGGGAAGTCCCTCGGCAAGAGGGGCGGCGTCGCGGCTGGCCTGCTCTCAGGCAGCAAGGGCGCCACGCCCGCGAACCCGTTGTGGGTCGCGGTCGTCAACGAAGGAGGCGGGGGACTGCCCGGCAAGGGCAAGCCTGGCTTCCTCAGTAGGTTCGGCCGCGCCGGCGCGAAGGGCCTCCCCGGCTTGGCAGCGACCGCCGCCGCCGAGGTCGCTGGTCCCGTCGCACTCGCCGCGCTCCCGATCGCGGGTCTGGGTACGTGGGCGTGGCTCGCGCACAACAAGGACGGCCTCACCCCGCAGCAACGCCTCAACCGGGGCGCGCAAGTCCAACGCAGCTTCCAGCCCCTGAGCGGGGCGGGCCCCCGGCAGCAGATCGTGCGCACGGACGCGCAGGGCTTCCCCGTCGGGTTCGGGCACGACGCGCCGGCCGGGATGGAAGTTCACGTGATGCTCGACGGCCGGGAGCTCACGAACTCGACCGCGACGATTGTCCGCCGTCAACGCGGCCGGAGGGCGGGCCCGTGAGCCACAAGACAGCGCACCGCAAGATCGGCGTCGTCAGCCCCGTCACCACCGTCGGCGTTGGCCCTGGCGGGTTCGGCAACGGCAAGCCCCGCACGGGCTCCTCCTCCCTGCGGATCATGGGCGGGCCGGATCAGGTCTACATCTTCAGCGAGAACCCCCCGATCGACGTCGTCGGGACGATGTTCCGCCCCGCGAGCCCGCGCCCCCCGAAGGCCCGCTACGACACGACGGAACGCGACGGGCTGGTCAGTCTCACGCGCTACGCGGGGCACGACCCGTACGACCTCACCATCCCGATCCGCTTCGACGCGTACGCCTCCCAGGTCAGCGTGGAGGGAAGTGTCCGGGCGTTGGAGTCGCTCGCGGAACGAACCGGCCCCGATCAGGAGCCGCCGATCGTCCGGGTTGTCGGCCCGCACCCGTACCTCACCCTCAAGTCGACGGTCAGGTGGCGGGTCTCGTCGATCACGTGGGATGAGGACAGCCCTGGGACGATTTACCTGCCGGGCGGGTCCGCTCGCTCTCGCGCGAGCGCGACCGTTGACCTGATCCAGCACGTCACGGACAAGCAGTTGACGGAGAGCGTCCGCCGTGGGAAGCGAGCGCACGGAATCGCGAACCGGTCCACGACCGCCCGCGCCGGCGAGTACCTCGAGGACGTGAGCCGCCGCGAGTACGGGGACCCGTCCCGCGCGTCGGACATCGCCCGCGCGAACCCGGGCCTGCGGCTCGGGAGCAAGCTCAAGGTCGGGCAGCGCGTCCGCCTCCCCGCATGAGCGACTTCCGGGAGCGCCTGCAGCTCGACGGGCAGAAGATCGACGCGGACCTCCAAGGCCGCATCATCAAGGGCGGCGCGAAACTCACCCGCACCATGGACAGCGCGTCCTCGCTCTCGCTGACGTGCGACGACGCGGACCTGAAGCTCCTTACCAGCGGGCTGCTCGTCCGCCCCACGTCGCGCCCGTCCGCGCGGCAGAAGAAGCTCCCGGAGGCCGCGTGGGACCGGTTCGGCTCAGCGCGCATGGAACTCGACGGCGCCCGATTCCGCCTCGCCCGCGTCGAAGGCGCGTACAGCAGCGGGCAGCACCAGATGACCGTGATCTTCGAGGATGAGATCGCGTCGCTCCTTCGCCGCCACCAGCGGCCCATCGCGGTCTCCCGCGCTGAGCGCACCCGCGCGGAGTTCATCGCGCGTCTCGCCCGCGCCGTGAAAGAAACCCCGGTCGTGTTCCGCTCCCCGGAGTTGCACGAGGACCAGCCGATCAAGGACCGCACCGAGAAGGCGAAGCAGAAGGCCCGCCGGAAGGGCATCAACGCGAGTAAGCGCCTGACCGTGAAGGGCGTGCAGATCGACGACGCGCAACGCCAGCAGGTAGAGACCGCGCTCGAGCAAGCCGACACGGACAGCGCGAGCGACCGTGCGACGATCGCGATGCTCTGCGCCGGCATCGGCGAGAGCGCCTTCCGACCCGTCGCCAACTCAGCGGGCTCCGGCTACGCGGGCGTGTTCCAGGCGAACCCCGCGAACATCCCGCAGAAGGACACGGCGCAGCAGGCGCACTACTTCCTCGTCGGCGGCAAGGGCTTTCAGCAGGGCGGCGCCAAGCACCTCGCCACGCAGTATCCGGACATGACCCCGGGCGAGATCGCCACGCGCGTCGAAGCCTCGGGGGAGCAGCCGGGTTTCTACGACCGGTGGGCGGTCGAAGCCCAAGCCCTCCTGGACGCGTGGGGCGGCGCCGGGCTGGTGAAGGTCACGCGCGGCCAGTACGACTTCCGGGTCAAGAAAGGCCAGAACTACTGGGTGCAGGCGGGCACGCTCGCGCAGGAGGTCCGCTGGCGGTTGTGGGCGGACGCGAACGAGCTCTGGTACGCGAGCGATGAGTGGCTGATTACGCGCCGCCCCACGTTCGTTATCCAGCCCGACTCGACCGCGGTGCGCTCCTTCAGCTTCGAGGCGGACGTCGGTGTGCCCGTCTCGGAGGTCACTTTCAACGCGGGTGTCGCGCGGTGGATCGGCCCGCCCGGGAGCGTCGTGGAGCTTGATGACTTCGGGCCCTTGACGGGCCGGTGGCTGATGTGGAGCAACGAGATTGACCTCTACACCGAGGAGAGCGTCCTCACCCTGCGCCGCCCGGAGCCGAAGCTCCCGGAGCCCGCAGCGAGCACGAGCACCGCCCTTGTGGACAACAGCGCCCCGGAGTCCGGGACCGTCCGCGCAGCGATCCTCCAAGTCGCCAAGAAGGCCCTCGGGGAGCGCATCCGGTACGTGTACGGGCACCAGCGCCCGATGCCGCCCACGTTGTTCCCGATCGACCCGCTCACCGCAGCCGGCCAATCGGACCGGCCCGGCGGGTGGATCCTCAAGGGCTCCGAGAAGGTCGAGATCGACTGCTCAGCGTTCGTGACGCTCGTCTACAAGCTCGCTGGCGCCCCCGACCCCAACGGCTCCGGATACGACGGCTCCGGCTTCACGGGGACGTTGTGGGCGAACGGGACGCGCACGAACCAGCCGCGCCCCGGTGACCTCGCGTTCTACGGCGACCCCAACAGCACGGCGAGCCACGTGAATCTCTACATCGGCAACGGGATGAGTATCAACATGGGCCCGTCCGCCGGCCTCTCCCAACTCGCGACGAAGTCGGTCCGCAGTGACTTCCTCGGCTATAGGACGTACGGAGTGGACGGCTGACCGTGGACCTCTTCGAAGCCACGCGATCGAACCCGACGGACGAGGACGGCATCACGACGTGGGAGGCTCGCGTGAGTGCGACGAGCCCGCTGCGCGTGGTGATCCCCGGCTACGACAACGGCCTGCACTCGTTCCCCGTCGTGCATGACGCGCACGGCGGCTCCTCGCCGAGCGTCGGAGACCTCGCGCTCGTCACGCAGTCCGATCAGGGCTCGTGGTGGCTGCTCGCCTGGGTCGCCGCCTGAGCGTCGTGGCGCAGGCCGTCGGCGAGGGAGCGAAGGAGAAAAGCCTCGATCGAGAGGTGCTCGGGCCACCCGTCGATGCGCACCCAACCCTCGCTCGCCTCATGGACGGGCTCGTCGTTGGCGAGTGCCTCTAGCAACCTCGCAACGTAGTCGCTGCTCGCGCGGATAGCCATGCCCTGAGTCTACGCCCACGGGAGGCGGCCCCATGCCTGAGATCCCCCAGCTCGACTGGCCGCTGCGCGTCATCAACGGCGAGATCGCCACCGTCGAACAAGGCACCCCGCAAGACGCCCTCGCGCAGACCTACGTGCTCGTCACCACCCCGCAAGGCTGGCTCACAAGCAACCCCGATTTCGGCCTCTACGAGCAGGCCCACCTCAGCGGGGGCGCGGACGCGCAAGAGATCGAACGGCAACTCACCGAGTACGTCCCCGACGCGACCGCTGCCGTCACTGAGCAGCCCGACGCGCTCAACCCCGCGCTGAGCATCGTCGGCGTCCGGATCGGAGTCTGACCCCTTGACCGACTACATCTCGATCAGCCTCGAAACGGACCCGCAAGCCATCAAGGACAGCGAACTCGCACTCCTCGAGGAGCGCATCCCCGGCTTGGTCGTGCAGGACGGGCACCCGATCAACGTCATCGTCGAGGCGGACGCTGAGCAGCACGCGATCACGCGCGAGCTCGCGACGGAGGTCTTCGACACGATCTGGGAATCCTTCGGAGCGAACCTCCGCGGCAAGCCGATCAACGCCGCCACGCAAGCCACCGGCCTCACCACCTGGACGAGGACCAGCAGCGTCGGCGATCAGCTCCTCCCCGCTGGGACCACTATGACGGTCCTCGGCGCTGACGGCACGACGCGCGTCGGGTTTCAGACCACACAGGACGTCACGATTCTCAGCGGGCAGCTCTCCACTGGCATCGGCGAGGTCGAGATCCTCGCGGTCGAAGCCGGGTCGACGGGTTCCGGGTTGCAGACGGACCCGCAGCTCGAGGACGCGCTCGCGTGGGTCGACACGATCACCGTCGAAGCCCCCACCACCGGAGGCGCTGACGAGGAGGACCGGGACGCGTACCGCAACCGGCTCGTCACCTCAACGCGCCTGACTGCGGAGACACTCGTGCTCGCGCAGGACTTCGCGGATGACGCTGTGGCGAACGTCGCGCTGATCGCCCGCGCGCTGCCCCTCGACGGTTACAACCCGGGGGACGGCACGTCGAACAACGCGGGGATCATGACGCTCGCTGTCGTCAACAGTGCGGGCCTTGACCCCGGTGGGACTGCCCGGTCGAACGGGCAGGCGTTCCAGGCCGCGAAAGCCGTTTCGCATCTCACGATCAACTGGATCGCCGCGACGTACACGACGATCGCGGTTGTCTTCGCTGCGAAGTGCTACGCGCAGTACGACCCTGCGGATGTTGAAGCTCGCGCGGAAGCGGCGGTGCTCGCGTTCCTGTCCCCCGCGAACTGGGGTCGCCCGCCGTTCGGCGATTCCCAAGCGTGGCTTGACCGCCCGATCGTGCGCTACCGCGATGTTGTCGCTGCGATCGAGAACGTCGAAGGGCTCGACTACACGACCTCCGTCACTGTCAACGCTGGTACCGCTGACGTCACGATGACCGGGCCTGCTGCGCTCCCGGGTTCCGCTTCTACTGCCGCCGGCACCGTGACGAGTCCGTAATGGCTCGCACGCAGCTTCAGGAGTCCGTCTTCGAGCCGCAGGGCCGCCTCCTCGTCCATGTGGATGGCGCGAGTGTCGCCGTCAACTACCGTGGCGACGGCGCGGCTCCCGTCTACGCGGCCTCGACCGGGACGACGCAGATCACGCAGCCGCTGACGACGACGTACGGGAGGCTCAGTGCCCCCACCGATCCGGCTGCGGAGTTGTGGCTCGAACCGGGCGCCTACGACCTCGTTGTCACTGCCGCTGGCGGTCGTACGTGGAAGCAGCGGTTCGAGGTTCGCCCCGCTGACGTGTCGCTCCTGGACTACTGGAACGCTTCGCACGCCGACTACAACACCGCGTTCACGAACGCTTACGCCGACCTCGACCCCGCCGTCGGCGGCGTGTTGCAGCTCCCTCCGAATCGGCTCATGGACGTCTCGGCGAACATCACGCCACCGTCGAACACCACCGTCATCGGTCCGAGGACCGCTGTCGTGCGCGCGAAGGCCGGCTCGAACGTCGCTGTGTTCCGCGTGACCGACAAGACGGGCGTGCACCTGCGCGGCTTCACGGTCGACGGCAACCAGGCCAACGTGCCGGGCGGCAACGGCATCATCATCGAGGGAACGACCGACTTCTCGGTGGTGGATGTCGCGGTCCGCAACGCGTGGAACAACGGCATCCTGATCGACTACACGACGCAGGCTTCCAAGAGCGGCCGCATCTCGGGCTGCAAGGTCAGTGGGTCCGGGTCGGCCGCGGCGTTCGCGGTCAGCGGCGGGCACGGCATCGCCCTCTCCGGCAACTCGGGCGTCGCCGACTCCGGGCCGTGGCACGTCGTCGTCAGCGACAACATCCTCGAGGAGAACTACTCCTCGGGCGTGAACGTCTCCCAAGCCCAATACTGCACCGTCAGCGGGAACTCGATCACGAAGGCCGCGACGAACTCCACGGGCTACGCCGGGGTCCGGTGCTCCAACGGGACCCGCGGCACGTCGATCACCGGGAACACGATCCTCAACCACTCCCGCGGCGTCTACATCACCGCGAACGCCGCCTCGGGCGCCTCGGAGCGCAACGTCGTCTCGGGCAACTACATCGAGGGCGCCTACTTCCAGGGCATCCTCGTCGGCGCGAGCTGGACGGTCGTCTCGGGCAACGATATCTACAACTGCTGCGTCGGCACTCCCGACGGCGCGATTCGCCTCGCGGCGGTGGGGAGCCCGCAGACGGACGTGAAGGGCTGCGCGGTGACCGGCAACACGATCATCGACACCAACGGCAGCCCAAACCACGCGTACGGCATCCGCTCCCTCGACGATGCGCCCGGCGTGTGCGACTACAACTCGTTCACCGGCAACGTCATCTTCGGCTTCCAGACGGACTCGATGAGCGTGCCCGGCATCCACAACCGAGTGGCGGGCAACTCCACGAATCAGACGGCGGACCGTCCGTCGGCGGCGACGCTGATTGTCCGCGACGATCAGGACAACGTGAACGTCACCGGGGAGACGACGATCACCGCGTTGGATTCGCCGTCGCGGCGGCAGGACCGCAAGATCACGTTGCAGTTCAACACGAACATCGGGTGCATCCTCCAAGCCGGGTCGAGTCTCAGGCTGGCGGGTGGGGCGAACTTCAGCGCGACGAAGTACGACGCGATCACGCTCGCCTACCAAGCGACGGGCGATTACTGGTACGAGGTCAGCCGGAGCGTGAACGCCTGATGCCGATCATCCTCGATCCCCCCGCGTTCGGCGGGGCGGTCACCCCAGCCCCGGTCGACCCGGGCCCGCTCGAGACCTCAGCGGACCGGCTCTACAAGCGGTGGGAGCCCTACTGGGACACCGACGCCGAGAACGGGTACGTCCTCAAGCACCTCGCCGCTGTCCTCGCCGGCCCCCGTGAGGACCTCGACACGATCATTCGCGACTCGGACACGTACGAGGCGTGGCAACTCATCTTCGACCCGTTGCTGTGCCCCGTGTGGGTGCTGCCGTGGCTCGCGCAGTTCGTCGGCGTCACCCTCCAAGCCTCGGACACGATCGCTCTGGCCCGCGCCCGGATCAAGGCCGCCGCCGGCCTGTACCGCGGCACGCAGCGCGCCATCCGAGAGAGCGTCCAGACGACCCTCACGGGCACGCAGACCGTCCGGATCGTCAAGACGGGCCCGTGGGCACTCACCGTCCTCACCAGGACCGCTGAGACCCCGGACGCTGCCGCGGCTGAGCGCGCCGCGCGAGCGCAGAAGCCCGCCGGCGTCATCTTGACCTTCGCAGTCTCCGACGAGCCGTTCATCGATGAGTTCACTCGCACCATCGACGCCATCACCGCCACGATCGACAGCCTCACCCTCGCCGACGTGACCTAGCTAGGAGCCTGATGCCGACCTACGACACCACGGACCCCAACGGCCTCCGCGCGCTCACCGGCAGCAACGTCGGCTCCGATATCGATGCCGGGTTCAAGGCACTCCGGGATGACATCTCCGCGAAGTTCGCGCCCTACTCGGCGGGCCCGCTCGGCTCCCGCCCGCCCTCAACGACGGGCTCACCGGGCATCGCCGGGCGCCGCTACCGCGCGACCGACACCAAGCAGGAGTTCATCGACACGGGCACGAGCTGGGTGCAGGTCGCGCTCAACGAGAGCGCTGCCGCGCAGGTCGCAGCGGCTGAGGGTACGTCCTCCAGTTCGATGACCGACCTCACGACCACCGGCCCGAGCGTCACCGTCACGGTCCCTGACCTTGGCGGCGGCATCGGCGTCGTCCAAGCGTTCGCGCAAGCCACGGTCGCGAACCCCGGCACCGGGCATGGGAGGGTCGCGCTCTACGAGGACGCGACCTCGAAGTCCACGATCCTCGACTCGACCGCAGGCGCGACCGCTACCTTCGCGACCCTCCCTGGCTCGAACGCCGGGGACAACATCGGCCTCGCGGGCGTCCCGCTCGGCACGTTCGTGACCTTCCTCACCACGCCCGGAGCGCACACGTACAAGCTGCGCTACTCGATCAACGGCTCCGGCGCCGCGACGTTCAGCGCCCGGACACTCATCATCCGCGCGCTCGGGTAGCTACTGCTGCGCGAACGCGGTCACGCACACTGCGGTCGTCTTGAGGATCATCGGGTCGGCGCCATCGTTGCGCGCCGTGACGGTCCACGCGGTACCGAGCTTCGCTGGGTTCGAGTCGGTGACCAGGCCGGTGACGGGCCCGTTCCCTGCGAGCGGCAGGAGGCTGTAGCCGCCCCCGACGGCGTTCGTGCCGTTCGGGCAGTCAGCGACGGACAAGCCAACGTCCCCGGGCGGGATCGTGACGGCTCCACCACCCGTGCCGCGCAGGAGACCACCTGTCGGACCCTGCGGTCCTTGCGCGCCGGTAGCGCCCTGAGCGCCTTGCGGACCAGCGGGGCCCTGCGTGCCACGGAGGCCACGTGCTGACGCAGCGAGGTCCGAGCGCGTGACCGACCCGTTCTTCAAGTCCTTCCCCGTGAGGGAGCCGTCCTTGACCTGTCGGCCCGTGATGAGAGTCGCGGCTGTCGCGGTCATGGCGCCGCTCAGCAGGATCGCTGTGGCGAGGATGAGTGGGAAACGGATCTTTCTCATGATCGGGAAGGTAGCCCCTCGTTCGGCGTGCCGACGCACATGGTCGGCGCGATGACGTTGCAGTAACCGAGCGGCCCCCGACGGCGAATCTGACCTCGCCGCCGGGGACCTACACCAGGAAAGAACGTGCTTCCCCGGTGGTCATACACAGACCCTTGAAGAGACGGGACTGATACGGCATGTCCAGGGAACCACGAAGACGAGAAGGGCAGGGCATGAGTGAACGTCACCAGCAAGGGCCTTCGCGACCTGTTCTTTCTGGGGGTCGGGTCGGCGCTCCTCTACCACGAGTTCTGGCAACTGCCGAGCCCCTCCCCGCTTGGGGTGTTCGTGGCGCTGTTCCTGTTCGGGTTGATCCCGGCGTTCCGGGCGGACGCCGGCCCGACCCCGGGCCCCTTGGGGTTGCTGCGGACGCTTCTGGACCTGATGACGCCGCCCCCGACACGTTCAGAGGCGGACAGGGAAGCCGAGGCGAACGCGGCCATTCTGGAGCAGGAGGCCAGGGTGGAACGGGCGGAGCAGGTGGTCAGGGAGGCCAAGGCCCGGGCGGAGGTGCCGGAGGCCACGGCGGACGGGGAGGACGAGGCGGAAGCTCCATCGAAGAGTTCTCGCCCGCGATTCAGACCGCCGGGCTCGCCGTGATGCGGACCCTTCGGTGGGTGCTGATCCGGCACGCTTGGGCCGCGTCGTGGGCCACGCTGCTGCTCGCGCTCTATTTGGTCTTGGAGGTAACATGAGCGGCGAACGCGGCCCGACGGGCGATCACGGCCAGCACGGTGATGAGGGGGAGCGGGGCGAACGCGGCCGCCGGGGTGAGCGCGGCCGGTCGAACTGGCAGGGGTACGTCGCTATCGGTCTCGCGTGCATCGTCGCGTTCTGGGTGTTCGGCCAGCAACTCTCGGATAAGCCGTCGAAGGAGCAGACGGCGAAGATCGCGGCACTCGCCCGCACGAGCGCGTCGCTCGCCCGTCAGAACCAGCAGGCAACGGTCGCGTTGTGCGCGTTGCGTCATGACCTTCAGCAGCGCGTCGACAGTGGGATCAGGTTCCTCACGAACCATCCCCACGGCGCGTTCGGCTTGCCTGCGAAGTCGATCCGTGACGGCATCGAGAACCAGCAGCGCACGATCGACGCGCTCCGCGTCCTGAACTGCAAGTAGTTCCACTCCACCCTCGCTAGGAGGGCCACATTGTCTGCACTGTCTCGAGCTCGGGCGCGTCTCGCTGCCCGCCGCGCCGCTCTCACCGCCGCCGTAAAGGCGCTCGCGCTGGCGAAGGCCGCGGTCACGCAGAGCGCTCGCACCGTCGCACGACTCTCCAAGAAGCAGCCCGCGAAGGGCCCGTGGATGCCCGGCGTCGCCAAGGACCCCGTGACGAGCATCGGCCCCTCCACAATGGGAGCGAAGGCCGGGTGCCTGCACACCACGGAAGGCATCGACTTCGCCGGAGCTGACCGGACGCTCAAAGCCAACGGCGACGAGCCGCACTTCCTCGTGGGGCAGAAGAAGGACCAGATCAAGCAGTACCGGCCGATCACCGACGCGGCGACCGCGCTTGAGCATCCGGCAGGGGCGGTGGAGACGAACCGCAAGCACCTCGTCCAGATTGAGGTGTGCGCGTTCGCGGCTCAGCCCGCATGGCCCCTTGAGCAGAAGCAGAACGTCGCGCGGGTCATGGCGTACCTGGCGGCGAATGGCTACCCACTCAAGTGCTCGGTCAGGTTCACGGACGCGAAGCACGTCAAGCGTCTGTCGCCTGCGGAGTGGACGGCGTATTCGGGGTGGCTGGGCCATCAGCACGCGCCGGCTCAGCCGACGGGTCATTGGGACCCGGGCGCGATCGACATCTCAGACCTCATCAACCGAGCCAAGAAGCTCTAGGAGGCGATCCATGCTCGTGAAGACGGAGCCCATCCGCGCGGTCCTCGTGCCCATCGCGCTCGCCGCGTTCGCTGCTGCTGCTCAGGCGTTCCTCGCCGGAGCAAGCACGCGAGGGATCATCACCGCTGCTCTCGGCGTGCTCGTGGTCGCGGCGCAGGAGTACGCGCGCTCGAAGGTCACTCCGACGGCCCGACTGCGCGCTCGCTCGCGCGTGGGGCAGGCGGGCTACGGGCTCGTCGAGATGCTGATCGCGGCGGTCCTGCTCGTGCTGCTGGTGATCCTCGTCCTCCGGCTCGCGTGATCGTCTTCGACGGGACTCGGGCGCCTGCGCTCGAGGTCGTGATCGGTCCGGGCAACCCGTAGTCCGCCGCTGCGTGCGCGACAATCGAATGCTGACACTGGAGGCCGCCCGCTGATCCCGGGCGGCCTTCGTCGTTAAGGGGCTTAGCCGGTGACGATCGACTTGCCGTCCTCGGTGATGTGCGCTGTCACTGGGTAGCTCAGCCCAGTCGAGAGCTCCGCCACGCACGCATACGTCTTGTCGGCCGTCTTCGCGCAGTGCACCGATCGGACGGTGGTTCCGCGCGGTGCGAACTCGCCGGGGTGCGAGTCGAAGCGCACTTGTGAGAGATGCTTGATGGTCGCGGCGACGTCGCTCTCGGTCGGCTGAGCGGGCCCCCCGCAGCTTCCTAGCGCTACGGCGGCGGCGAGGAGGCAGACCAAGCGGCCAGTCGCGGCCGTGAGCACTCCGTAACGCGGGTGCTTGCGCCGACATCTACGTCTTGAGCCCCCGGCGCCCCCGCGTCGGGGGCTCAGTAGTTGCATGAGCAACCTAATCCCTGTCTCACGCGGGTTTCCCGCTCGTAGCGAACTTTCGGCTGCGGTTGGCGTGTCTAAGCGCCCGGTTTCCGGTACCACGCACGTTGGACCTGATGGGGCAAGAATCTGACCGGCACGCGGGGGAGCGCCAAGGGAGAATCGCCGATGGATCAGAGCATCGCTACCCGCCATCACACTCGCCGCGAGCAGGTCGAGGCCGCGTGTCGCGTGCTCGCGCAGACCGCTGACGCTATGGCGGATGAGCTCGACCCCGGTGATGACGTCAACCGCCTTCGGGAGCTTGCTCATGACCTTCGGCGGGCGGGGCGGGCGGAAGGCGGCGAGGCACCTCTCCTCCGGCTTGTGCCTCGAGAGGGATAGCGGCGAGCAGCTCCACGATGTCGACGTAGAACCACTGGACGGGCAACCCGCAGGCGTGAGCGATGGCGATTTTGTCGCTCGCCGATAGCCCGTAGGACCCGTCCTCGCGTCGCGCGATGTAGCTCTTGTTCGGCCTCCCGATCCGCCGGCCTAGTTCTGGCTGGCTGATGTCGGCCCAGGCGCGGGCTGCTCGGAGCCGTTGAGCGTCGTCCACGGCTGGGACATACACCCGCACAGCGAGTCTGTGCGGTTCCCCTTGCACCCTAACGGCACTCTGTGCTACCTTTCGGCGCATGACGAGTCCTAAGGCTCCTCGCCGCAACCCACACCTACGGCTCATGGAGATGCGGATCAACCACGGCTGGACGCCGAACGACCTCGCCTTCCGCGCCCAGGTGTCCGGCAAGACGATCCGCATGGTTGAGGCCGGGTGGATCCCCGGCCCGCGCGTGCAATTCCAGATCGCGTCTGCGTTCGATGTCAAGCCGCTGGACCTCTGGCCGTTCGACCGCGATCGCCAAAGGATCGCGGCGTGATCTTCGACCTCCGCACCGAGCGGATCAACCGCGGGCTGACCGTCAGCGCGCTGTCAGAGGCGACCGGGGTCGCGCGCCAGACGATCCGTCGTCTCGAGGACGGCGACGTGCCGCAGGCGCCGACCGCGAAGAAGCTCGCCGACTACTTCGGGGTCGAGGCCATGCGCTTCTACGAGGAGCGCGAGGCCGCGTGACCTTCTCGGTGCTGCCGTCGAACATCGGCAAAGGCTCCCCCAGGAAGGGGGCGTTCCAGGCAAGCCTGCCCCTCGGTGCCCAGCCGGAGCAGCGTGAGGCGTACCAGCGGTTCGTTGCGGACCGGGTGCGTGAGAGCGCAGAGACTCAGGCCCGGCTGAAGCGTGACTTCCTGGAACGGAGGGCCGCGTGAGCCCGCACGCACGCCGCCGCCTTGACCTCATCCTCATCGGCGCGGCCGGGTTCGCAGGCGTCCTCCTCGAAGCCTGGTGGATCGTCGGATGACCCTCCTCGGGATCGTCCTCATCGTCGCCCTCCCGGTCCTCGTCGTCGGCCTCTTCACCTTCGGGCTCTGCCAAGCCTGCCGAGCGGGTGACGACCTCGCTGAACGCGCCCTCCAGGACCGCCGCGCTCTCCGGGCTCTCGATGGCATGGGCGCGGACGTGGACGACGCGAACGTGACGTGGCTGTTCCCTGACCGTCGCCCCGAGTTGCACAGCATCGACGGGGGCCACGCGGCATGAAGGCGCGCGTCTACATTCGCGCCGGGCGCGCCAAGCGCTGGCATGGCGGAAGGGCGGGTCGAGACAAGATCGCCGCGAGCCACCTGCGCGACGACAACCCGCTCCGCATCGGCGACGAGGTCCTCCGCACGCTGCACTTCGCCATCGACGTGGAGATCCCGGATGCGCTGTTCGTCGATCCCGCGATGCCGGTGGTGAAGGTGCAGGTCCAGGGCGACGGCACGTACATGACCGTGCCAGAGGCCATCCAGGTCGACGTGCCCGTCCCGACTGTGCCGGACGACGAGTCGGAGAAGTCGTGACGTTCCTTCCCGGTCAGCGCGTGCGGATCCTCGCGGAGCGCACCTTCGAGGACGACCCGCCACGGGGCACTCTCGCATCGGTCCACGCGTCGGATGAGAACGGGGGCGGGACTGAGGTCACGTACCCGGGCGGCGGCGGCACGTACTTCGACGACGAGCTGGGGCTGGTCGCGTGAGGAGTATCCGCGACACGGAGTCCACGGACGAGAAGGGCGCCGCCTACTACGCCGCCGAGTTCGGGGAGCCCGACCCGGACGCCATCACCCGAGCGGACCTCAACGGGGACGCGACCGACCACCGGCACGCTCCGATGCGAGTCGTGCAGGAGAGCTTCGACGGCCTCCCGTGGCGCCTCGCGCCCACCCGATCTTCCCTCAGTGACCCAAAACGAGCCGCTCAGAACGGCTCCATATGCAGCGCTCCTCCATCCCCCGCCAGGCCGGGCGTGTCCGAGCACCAGTCGGCACGCCCGGCCAACGGGGACCACCCGAAGACTGAGCAGCCCCCGGCGTCTGTAGCGCCGAGGGCCGCGTGAGCCCACAGGAGAAGCCCGTGAGCATCGCCACCCAGGATAGGCCCGCGACCGGCGCG